CATACACGGGTGGCCCTATGCCCGACTAGGGAGTGAGGGCACCATGAGGGGAGGATTAGGCTACACTAGTGCAGGGATGGGGAATTCATGGCGAAATTGCTGGAGATTGTGCTTGACTATCCGCGGTTGGTGTGGTATAGTGATACAATGGCCCAAGCGACCATATCGACTGACCTGTGAAGGTAGGACACAATGCCCAGAAAGCCTAAGCCACCTATGCCGATGATTATTGAAGGGCTGAGTGATCGCAGGCAGCGTGCTGTGGATGATTTCACGGGCGAAGCGATTGATCTACCTAACCTGCCACCAATTCCCACTGCGAATGAACTATATGCCATGCGCAAGCGTCAGGCTAGACTTGAAGCCGCACAATTGCTTAGTCTAGTTGCACCTAGGCCCAAACCTCGCCAAGTTCCCCTAATTCCACAGGGCAAGCGGATAGTGTATGATAAGCAGGGCAAGCCTGTGGAGTTAGCTGGCAAGACTATGCTGGTTGATCTGCCCAAGTGGCGCAGGGTGTGAGGGCTGAGGCTAGATGTACGTCAAGCTAATGCAATCTCGCGACCTAATTACCCACTTGCCTCGCGGCGCAATGGCGAGCGCATCACGAAATCGTGATTTGACGACCGGCGGCGCGGCGTGGTATAGTTGGGGCATTCAATCGGACTGTGGAGATAATCTAATGCACATCATGACCAAAGACGGATGGAAGCAGCTTTCGCCGCGTGAATGCACTGCTCCGGGGCATACGCCCACGCTGCTTGAGCGTGAGGGCATCCCTCCGGGCTATGAGCCGACGAAGGCGATGGCCGAGTATGCCAACGCATTCGGTAATGGCGTGTACTTCGAGTACTTCGCCAATGGCACTACCAAGCAGATCAAGCCCGCTATTCACCCGCTTCGTGGAATGTTCTAGTCGCTGTGGGCCAACGGCCCTGCTAGTGGACTGACATCCTGTCTTACGCCCGGCGGTCCTAGCGACCTACCGGGCTTAGGGCAGTAGGGAGAGCACCCATATCATGCTCATGCGGCAGCATTCTCTGCCGGGCTGTTTGATATCGCAATCCGTGCTCCACACTAGGGCGCTTCTGCCCTAGGAGGACTACACCATGCAGCAGATGACTTTCACCGCCGCTTGCAACAACTATTTCGGTCGCAAGCCGGGGCAGAACCTTGGCGAGTTCCAGCAGGAACTCAAGGCCCTCAACACCGAGGACCGTGAGTACTTCAAGCGGGAGTTCGCCAAGATCGGCATCGAGATCATCAGCTAATCCGCTGACGGGACACTCTTCGGAGTGTCCTAGTGTGGAGCAATGATTGCATCAGGACTACGGGATTGTGCAGGCCAGCGGTGCGGTGACAGTGAGTTCCCCCAACTCATTGGCAGTCACAGTGGCAGGGATTAATCAATATGCCATTGCTGCACCGTTGCCCCGTGCAATCCCGCACGATTAAGCCAACAAGACAGCTGTGAACTAGAGGCTCTGCCTCATTGGTGATGCTGAGAGTACAGTGCCGAACCCATGCCCAGCATGGCTACGCAAGGTCAAAGTCAGCACATAGACAATGGGCCAACCTTTACGATGTTCTCATACAACTGTGGAGGCTTTCCACCCAAGACGTAGGTAACCAATGACCAACGTAGACACCAACGACGCTTCCGACACCACCACGGCAACCCCGTCCACGCTTGTGCAGGTTGCACTCAAGAATGCCGCGGGCACGATTGAGGTTGACACTGCGCGTCTGCCTGACGAGGTGTACCGCGAAGCCCTCATGCAGGGCCTCAAGGTCATCGCCGAGCGTGGCATGTCCAAGCTGACGAAGGAGGCATACCCCGACGAGACCGAACGCAAGGCCGCGATCAAGGCCAAGGCCCTCGAAAATGTCGACGACATGTACGCGGGCAAGACCAAGATCACCGGCGCTGCCAAGGTCAAGAAGGCTTCGGGAGCCGTGATGACTGAGGCGATGCGCTTGGCGCGCAATCTGGTCAAGGACGCCATGAAGGCGAACAAGATCAAGATCAGCACTGTCAAGGCGTCGGAGATCACCAAGGCCGCGAAGGCCCTGCTCGAAGCCGATGCTTCGATCTTGGCCACGGCCGAGGCGAACCTGAAGCAGCGTGAACAGACGCCGGTTAAGATCGACATCACCAAGTTGATCCACGCCGACCCTGAACTCGTTGCCAAGGACGAGGCCAAGAAGGCTGCGGCTAAGAAGGACAAGCCCCTAAGCGCAAAGCAGGCCGGTAAGGTCGCGCCGCGAGCGAAGGGTGCGAAGCCCCAACCGCAGCCGACGGCCTAAATAACCTAGGCCACTGAGTGTATGCAAGACTTGCTTCGGCAATGATCTACACTCAGTGGCCGCATTGGGGAGACCCACATTTGACTTGGAAGCAAATCACTACGGGGTGAGCCCGTATCATCGAAAGCCATAGCCACCTTATCTTTGTGGCAGCCTAAAGCCTAGGATCATGCTGACGCGGATATATCCTTAGAGATTGACGCTGACGATGACCAAAACTATCCCGCTGACGCGGAGCCGATTAACCTAGCGGCTTAAACCTTCGGTAGTGTGAGAACCACTATAACCATCCGGTGAGCCATCGACCGAAACAGTGCTACTACCTTTCGATGCCAGTAGCATCAACCGCAGGGCACCTATGCGCAGTGTCGCACAAGGCCCCTGCGGACTACCCTTCGCAAAGTCAGGCATAGCTACAAGATGCCTGAGATGTGCAAACCCCGAGGGCCAGCCCCTCATTGATGAAAGGTTCCGACTATGAGTCCGTCCGTAGGTAACTTCGTCCATGACTTGGTTGAGATGGCCAAGGCAATGGAAACCCTGCCGCAGGTGCAGCATCAGCTTGACGCCGCGCTCAAAGCCAACGCTGATCTGCTCGACCGCATCCAATCGCTGGAAATCCGGCTCCTGGACCGTGCCAGCGAGATCGACGCCCTCCACGCCAAGATCAGGGAGGCGGAGCAGGCCCGAGATCAGGCCGAGACCATGTTTCTGGAAGAGACTGATCGAACGGCGTCGTTCAAGTCTTTCGTGGAGAATCTCTTCGGCACTGCTGGTAATCTGCTCAAGGCTGCGTCGCCGCCTGCGCCGCTGGCCGTTCCGGAGGTGGAACAGGTTCACGAAGCGGCACCAACCACTGAGATAGCCCCAGCACAGGAACGTCACGATATGTTCCCTGAACCGGAATACTACATCAGCGGCTCCCCTGAGAACATCGACAGCCAGTCCAGTGGCCCGGCCGAAGGGCAGAGTGCAGCGGACCCTACTGCAAACAGGCACGGTTCTCCCGCCTCGCCCATCACTGCATCCTCAGAGACTGTTGGCAGTCAGGAACCTGTCAGTACGGTTGAGCCTCAGCCCGGCCCCTACACCGGCAAGTGGTACAGTGACCGCCCTGAACTCATCAGCCTCTCCGACTGGCTGGCCGGGGGTGGCACTGAGGAACGCTATTGGGGCCGTCCGCCGACTGCACAAGGTGTAGGCTAACCCTCTGGCCCCACAGGCTTCACCGCTTGTGGGGCCATTTCTTTGCATAGGTTAGGAGGACGCCGATGCATAACACAATCGACTACAGCAAATCCCCTGCACCCGGTTTTGACGCTGTGCAAGACATCAAAGACTGGCTTGGGCCTGAGCGTTGGGCCAAAGTCTATCCTGAGTTTGCCAAGATCACCAACTGCGCACAGTTTGCCTTGTATTGCAGCCTTGCAGGCATTCGGGGCTTCCCTGTGCGCGCTTGGTATGAGCACTACCACGGTCAAGGCTCTTGGAAACAGGAGGACTTGGATGGACTATAGTCATCACATCATCGCTTGGCTAGTCTGGCGATGTATTCACGGAGGACCACATCATGCGACTGACTAAAGGCAATCCCGAACGCAAGGCTCGCCGTGTAAGCAAGCGCTATCTGAAGATGCGTGACTACAAGCCCAACGGCGAACGGGAAGTAGCCTGACGACGCAAGCAAATCGCTGAAGGCAGACTGAAGCCTACCTGACCGACCCCAATGCCCCCACTGGCTCACGCCTCTGGGGGCATTTCTTTGCCCACTAGGGATCACTAAGCCTCTTGACTTACTAGGGATTTAGTGGTACAATGGTAAGATAGAATGGGGAATCCACCATGTCCGACCTAACCCTCACCATCGTGCTTGGCATCACCCTCGCATTCGCCCTCGCCACCTTCTGCGCTGCGGCGCACACTTTCATCTTCTCCCCAATCCTTCGCGCCCTGCGCCAGCGAATTGGCCGTTCCTCATACCGTGGAGAGGGGAAATGATCGACCTCCCTGCACTCTACGACTGCTACGTCCAGTTCATCCACAACATCGGTGGAACGCCAATCACCTACGAACAGTGGCTCGCTGTGAACCCAAACCTCTGCGCACCTCGACGTGACAGCGACATCGAATTCGACTACGCCAAAGAGCATGATGGAGATGCACAGTGACCCAACAAACCATCTACTCCTTCAAGACCGAAATCGATCACCTCAGCATCGAACGCATTCGCGTATCCAAATTCGTCGATGGCGAACTCGAATCCTCCTACCTCACCACCTTCGACCAGTGTGAATGCCCTGCTGGCGTGCGCCCATCCTGCCGTCATCGCCAAATGCTCCCCCAGATGCTCGCCGCTGGGATCGTCAACACCCACTGGTTCTGGGACTTCGATCTTGGCCGACCAGTGGACTTTTCCGGTGAACTGAAGTCCAACATCGACGCGATGAATGAATTGGCCGCGCGCGAGGCTGAGGACCCACATAGCACAACGGTTAGTGCGCCGGACTTTGATTCCGGAGATACTGGTTCGATTCCAGTTGTGGGCGCCAGCCCTGCTAGTCTACCTGCTACCCGTGTTCTTGAAGGTGAAATCCTTCCTCCGCACAAATACACCATTCGTACACAACTTTCCAAGGCATCATGGCGGAGGCTGTAATGATGGGCCAACTAGACCGCGATTGCATCCCACCCCATGCCGTGACCATGTGGACCGACGGCAGGGACATCTATGTCGCCCTGCCAATGACCAAGGGCGGCACGCCATTCATCACCCGCTATTCACTCAGCGAAGGTGGACTCTCCAAGGCCCTCGAAGTGCTCAAAGCGAAGGCCAAGGAAGTCCTCACCCCCACCGCCGCGCAGCCCCTAGACCTCACCCGCGAAGCCCACGAACGCAAGTTCAAGGACCAGCCGGTGGTCAAAACCACCAAGGCACGGGAGAAGCTGCTCGCCGAAACGACGCAGGAGCAACGAGATGCGGCGCAGGCATTACTGCGCAAGTTGGGGCTGGTGAAATGACCCAACTTATATTCGAGCCAGAATTCTACCCCCGCACCATGACTCGGGCAGAGTGGCTCCGTGCTTATCGTTGGGTGCGTAAGACAAAGAGGGAATTAGCATCACAGCAAGAACGGATTGTTGCTGTCGCCCTTCTTTCAGGGGATGATCGACTGCGCAAGGAGGTATTTGATAAATTAATATACCCTCCGCTACTTGTCGTTCCAGACATCAATCTTCCATACGACATTGATCTCAGTCCGGGGGCAATCAGCTATGTTCGTAAACCCCGCAAGGGATTTCTTCCATGACCGACCTCTACCTCATTGCTCATAAGGTCCGTGGCGAACCCGCATTCGATGTCGCCCAACACGCGATCTGTGTCCACTGCCAAAGCTACGAATCCGTAACCGGCGTGTGGTGCGAAGCGACAACGCCACAGAGTGAGTGTGCACAGTGCGATGGGAAGGGATATACGTGGATCATCCCCACCTCGGGGCATGGGGCGCATCCATATTATGTTATTAGTCTTAGCGAACTTGATAATTATGGCTGGCTTGAGCAAAAGCACAATCCTATGCCCCCCGATCTCCCCGACCACTACCCCACACGAGCCGAGCCCCAGCGCTCCCTTGTCGATCTCCTCGGCATCAAGGCAAAGCCACAGGCGCCTAGCGCCCCAATCAAGCGGAGGTTCTAATGTATTGGTACTGGAAAGTTCGCATTTATCGCGGCGACAACTACGCCATTGGTTGGGTTCGAACCAATCGTGACTTGCACGAGATTGATGTCATTCAGGACCTATACAAAAGCATGACTCATCACAAGATGCTCCTTGAAGGCATGGGCGAACAGCCATTCATTGGTGTCATTGACCTGCACGCTGCATTCGTTACACTCTGGGACCGTATTTGATGCCCCACCGTCGTCCTGACCACCGCCCCAACTGGCGCGACCCCAACATGCCCGTAATGCGCGACTATCGCATGGGCGATGGATCGGTGCGCCATATCGTCGACCCCGACTACGAACGCCGCTACCGTGAGATGTTGATGCAAACCACCGCACACGTTTCGTGGCGGAATGACCCGACCTATGACCTCAAGAAGCAAAGGAAGAAGCTATGAGCCTACCTGAATGGCTAACTGATTTCTCTGGGCGCAAACGCCGTATTCATGATCTTGAAGCTGAATGCGACCGACTTCGCACAAACTTAATTAATGAAAGCAATCAACATCGTACTGAGGAAGCTTCTCTGCAAAACAAACTCCGTGCTGCGCAGAACCAGATCGAATACCTCGTCCGCACCATTCGCGACATGGATCAGGAAATCTGGCACATGGGGCAAAAGACCGATTGGATTCAGCAGCGTCCGCATTTCGTAAAGTTGCACGATGAAATGACCGCGCGGAAGGTTGAGGAGTCCAAACGAATTGGCTCCATAATCCGTGGTGAGATCATCGACACTTACGCAGGCGATGCACAGAAGAGGATCGGCAAATGAGTGAACCCTTCTCCACCCTCGGCGGCATCGCCACGAAGGACGAAGCCTATCGCAAACTCCAACACCATTTGCAAGAGGGCCAGAACCAATGCCACGTCATCGGCCATCTCTTCAACACCGAGGATGACGCCCGATCGAAGCTCATGGCCAAAGGCTGGCACGGCGTCGCCGAGATGCTGAAGATGGTCGAGATACAGGTGCGGGAGATCATGATGGGGAAGATGCAATGAATAAGTCTGAAGGCACTCATGAAATCGTGAATGCGGCATTGGCAGCGGGAATCATACGAGATCTTGTTCCAGTTACTCAAGGTCCGCGTGAGGCTTATGCCATATTGGTGCTTGCTATATGGCTTCTCAATTTTGAAATCGGCGATGAGAAAGCTTCCATAGACGATTTGTGTGCTGAAGTTGTTGCTTCTCTTCGCTCTATCTCTGCACCAATCAGGAAACCTTCATGACCCCCACCACCGAACAAACTTCCATCCTCGACGCCTGCGCATCCTCCACCGACAACCTCATGATCAACGCCCTTGCAGGCACCGGCAAATCCGCGACGTTGAAGATGATCGACCGACAGGATCGCATTCAGCCCGCCCTCTATCTCGTGTTCAACCGCCGCAACGCCGACGAGGCGCTCGCCGCCCAGAAGGCCGAGGAGTTCCGCCCATCGACCGTGATCAAGACCTTCAACGGCCTTGGCCACGGCATCTGGGCCAAGGCCATCGCCCATCCGATCAATCTCGACAAGGGCAAGATGCGCCTGCTATGGCGTGAGTGCATCGACGAACTCTCCAAGGCCGACGCCGCTGACGCTTGGCGCGAATACATGGTCATCATGGATGGCCTCGAGAAAGCGAAGGCCCTTGGCTATGTTCCACCCGATGTGAAGGTGGCCGAGAGCATCATCACCCGTGCCGATCTTGTCCGTGCAATGGACGAAGAGCCTTCGGAATTCGCCGGTTCCCTCATCGACCAACTCCTCCGTGAAAGCATAAGGCGGGCATACAATGGCCTCATCGATTTCAACGATCAGATTTACATGCCCGCGCTCTTTGGCGGTCCCTTTCCGAAGTTCCCTCGGATCATGGTCGATGAGTATCAGGATCAAAATCCCACAAATCATCGTCTCATTCAACGACTTGTCAACAAAGGCGGAGCGCGACTTATTGGCGTCGGTGATCCAAACCAGAACATATACGGATTCCGTGGAGCCAAAGCAGGAGGAATGAGTGCAGCTGTGGCCGAGTATTCGATGCAGGAACTCTCCCTATCGGTCTCGTTCCGCTGCCCCTCAGAGATCGTCAAGGCCGCCCGCTGGCGGGTTCCCCACTTTCAATGGTTCAAGGAGGGCGGCAGTGTTGTCGACCGCACGGATCGCTTTAACGGTGACGCTATTCCTGATGATGCCACTGTTATCTGTCGTAACAATGCTCCGCTCCTGCGACTGGCTTTCCGTCTCCTTGGCGCAGGCCGTTCTGTGCTTGTGGTTGGTTCGGAACTTGGTCCACGCCTTGTCGCGATTATGAAGAAACTCGGCGGAAATGACACACGGAAGAAGGATGTCCTCGACGCCATCGAGCACTGGCGGGACGAGAAATTGGCCGCCAATTCCAAGTCCGCCAACGATCTCGCCGACTGCATGCGTGTGTTCGCCGAACATGGCGACACCCTCGGCTCCATGATCTCCTACGCCGAGCATATCTTCAAACAACAGGGCACCATCCGCCTACTCACTGGTCACAAGTCCAAGGGCCTCGAGTTCCGCGATGTGTACTGGCTCGACCCGCACCTCTGCGACGAGCGAGAGCAGGACCGCAATCTCGCTTACGTAATCACCACGCGAAGTGAGAATAATCTCACGATGCTTGACTCCTCTCACATTCTCTGGTAAGATAGAGGGATAATGTGCCAAGAAGCCTTCGTGGGTCTCCGTTGTCCTCACTGCGCCAGCATTCGCGTTCATGTGATGCAAACCTTCCGTCTCGATGGGGCCATCATGCGCCGCCGTAAATGCCGCGAGTGCACACGTCTCTTCCGCACCTACGAGATCGAGGCAAGCCTCGTTCCCACTGATCCAAAGTTCGACTTCCTTTATCGAAGGGACAATGAATGAGCCTCCCCAACTCCCTCGCGGCCTACGCCGACTGCCGCGAATTGTTCGAAGCCGCGTTGCGTGATCCCAAGGGCGCTCGCGCCAAGCTGGCGGACTACGATGCCTGCATCCGCTTCCGCACGCGGTTGCACTACTTTCGCAAGTTGGATCGCGGTGCCAACGCCACGGTGTACAACCCCGACCATCCAATGTTCGGCACATCGGTCTATGACCCCTATGTCGTGCAAATCTTCCCCGACGAGGATGGCGACGGGTGTTGGATTTACATCCAGCCGATCGGTGCACAGGTCCTGCTGATCGAGGGCCTCAGTGAAGGCGGCGCTGATATAATCGACGTGGAGTCGCACGAAGTGCACATGATTAAGGACCAAAGCAAATGAGCAGGAACTTTGAATGCCCAAAATGCAAAGCCGAAATCGGTGACACTTATCAGGATGATGACCCTGATGTCGGCATCGGTGCTGGCTACTATTGCGAAGCCTGCAATGAGGGCTATCCTGCTGAGTACGAATCCTCTGACGACTATGTGATGATTTCAGGAACTGGCGGAGGTGGCAGCCATCTGTGTGTCTGTGGCACTCCTAAGAAAATGGGCTATGGCCTAGCTGGGGGTGGTATAGGCCCATACATGTACTGCCCCAAGTGCGGCATCGTCACCGACAAGTCTCAGGAGCCCCCGTAATGGCCAAGCCCTCCCCACTTACATGGCTCCCCCTCTGGCAACGTGCCGTCGATCCAGCGGTCGAAATCGGCATCGCCTTCAAGGTCACCGGTGTCGACCGCGAATACTTCCGCAACACCCTCTACGAATGCCGCAAGCAGGCCGCCGATCCGGCGCTTGACGAGATCATCATGTTCCTCCCCGGCGGGGACCACACGGATGAAATCTGGCTGTGCAAGAAAGCAGTGGAGCTAGACGCCTGATGCCCATCCGTGCTGACGCCCCACTTCGCCGCGTGACTATGAACTTCTACGCTGAGGATGTTGAGTGGCTTCAACGTGAGTATGGCGATGGCTGGACCGAACGAATTCGCCAGCATATTCACAGCGAAGTCACAAGACGCCGCAGTGAACAAATCATGATCAAACCCAAATACAGAACCCTTGGAGACTTAGGCGATGAACACTGACCCCAACGAACCATTTGGTCGGCAACCAAAACGAGTTAAGATCACCTTCGAAGGTGAACAAATCGACATCGATAACTATGCTCGTATGTTCCAGCGCAAAATCCTGCTCGGCACATATGATCAATGTGATCGCTGCGGCAACACCCTCACCATTTATCCGCGAGCAGTCAATGACTAACCATGACCCCCTCGACGCCCTAGCCAAGCCACCGCCGCCGCCGTCCGAACTGGACGAACTCATGTCCCGTGATCCGCTCGACCTATCGGAGCAGGACGTGGATAAGATCATCGCCGTCCAGCGCCAAGCCCGTGCGGCCCGTGAGGCCCCAGCAGGTGGCCGACGCAGGAAGTCCGACCTCGTCGAACACGACAATGCGAAGCCGATCGATCTCGCGGCATTGGGGCTACTTAAGCCCAAGGCTGCACCTACCGCTCCGACTTCGAGTGGCTCTGGCTTTCGGAGGATGTGATGAACATCTCCATCTCCTCTACCCACCTCACCCCCGACGAAGTCCGCTCCCCATTCCTCCCCGGCACCAAGGTGCAGTATGCATGGGACTCGACCTCCCTCGGTTACATCAAGACCTGCCCACGGCTTTATCAATACATTATGATCGACGGTTGGGGCTCACGCGACGAATCGATCCATCTCCGCTTCGGCATCGAATACCACACCGCCCTCCAAGACTACGCCATAGCTCGCGCCGAGGGCACCTCGCATGAAGATGCTATTCGCCATTGCATTCGTCAGCTTCATTCTCGGGTGTACGATTGGACTGTGGATCGGAATAGTCGCGCTGGGAAGTACAAGAACCGGGAGACCATCGCATCCCTTGTCATCGACTACTTGGATCACTTCAGTGATGACCCGGCTGAGACGTTCATCCTAGACGACGGCACCCCGGCGGTGGAGTTGAGCTTCAGGTTTGAGCTTGACTGGGGACCTTCAAACGAGAATCAACCAGCAATCAAAGATGGCAGCTTCTGGGACACGAAAACTCTACAGCCCTACCTCCTCTCCGGCCACCTCGACCGCGTTGTGAACTTCGCCGAGGGGCTCTACGTTATGGACCGCAAGACCTCGCTTTCGACGCTCTCGGGCTACTACTTCAACCAATGGTCCCCCAACAACCAGATGACCCTCTACACCCTCGCCGGGAAGATCATGCTCAACTCGCCAATCAAGGGAGTGATCATCGACGCGGCGCAGGTATTGTTGGAGAAGCCCAACAACTTCCAACGTGGCTTTACGTATCGAACTGACGATCAACTCGATGAATGGCTCGTGGACCTCCGTCACTGGCTCCATAACGCCGAGACCTACGCGACGAACGAATACTGGCCCATGAACGATACCTCCTGCGACAAGTTCGGCGGCTGCAAGTTCCGTGAGGTGTGCTCGAAGTCCCCGCAGGTGCGGGAGCAATACCTCGATTCGATGTTCGACAAACTTGAAGAGGACGAGCGATGGAATCCGTTGCGTAGTCGGTGAGGGTAAAAACATGACTCCAACATCATGGAGAATTCGCCAATGTCGAATAAGCAATTCCGCGCAATCATGCCCCTACTCAAGGCCCGTGTCGTCGACCGCGGTCCCGATTACTTCAAACTCCACATTGGTGGCTCGACCACCATAACCATCAAATGCAACATGGACCTCTATGACATCCGTGATGGGGACCTGATGACCCTTTACACCGAAGCCCTACTCAAACCACCGACAGGAGCACAATAATGGAAGACAAAGAAGCCATTGAGATGATGGAGCGTTGCGTTGATGAAATTCAAACACAGCGTAGGATTGTTGAGAACTTAGCTCCGAAGGCCGAAGCCTACGAAGTCATTCGTGACATCGTCCGCATGACACCAAAGCAATCTCAAGGTTATGGCGAGGACCTTGTATGGCGTCTCAAGAAAAAGATCGCCGAACTCCAACCCAAGCCTGAGGCAAACTGAATGGCCAAACTCTCCGACCACCAATCCTCACAGTACCAAAAGGTCCTCCTCGCTGGTGATGCCATGTCCGGCAAGACCGGATCGCTGGTGTCCCTTGTCGCCGCCGGGTACAAACTCCGCATCCTCGACTTCGACAACAAACTCGACATCCTGCGCCAGATGATCCTTGCACAGTGCCCTGAGATGATCGACAATGTTGAGTACATCACCGTCCGCGATAAGTTCAAGGCCGGACCCAATGGTCCCGTTCTCGATGGTACCCCTAAGGCCTTCCCCACAGCGATGAAGATGCTCGATCATTGGAAGTACGAGGGTGTCGATCTCGGCAAGCCCGCCGATTGGGGCCCTGACTGCATCCTTGTCCTCGATTCGCTGAGCCGCCTCTGCGACGCCGCGTTCGACTTCAACATGGCGGTAATGCCAGCGAAGCTGAGTGCAGACCCCCGTGCTGTGTATGGTGCTGCACAGGACGCCACTGAGTCCGTCCTAGCCACCCTCACCAGCGAAGCCTTCCGCACCAACGTCATCGTCATTGCCCATGTGCTCTACATGGAACTGCCCGGCGGCACCACGAAGGGCTTCCCACAGGGCGTAGGCCAGAAACTCTCACCAAAGATTCCCCAATACTTCCCCAGCTACGTCCTCTACATGAACAAGTCCGGGAAGCGCACGATCCAGACTTCGTCCACTCCGTTGGTGGACCTTGCCAATCCAGCCCCGCTCAAGATGGAAAAGTCCTATCCCATCGAAACCGGTCTGGCCGACTTCTTCGCTGTGTTACGGGAGCCACCAGCGAAGGTAGAAAAACCCAAGGCTCTCACACTCAAGAGGATATAATATGAACGCTGAACGTGAACCTACCTACGGTGAAAAGGCCGTGGGTCTCAGCTTCAATCCTTCCGGCATGGGCGATGTCCATGAACTGAAAACCCTTTACGCGAAGATCATCGATCACATGGATGATTTCCGTAAGGGCTACATCAAGCGCGGCGACAACCCTGAAATGGTCCGCCTCTGCTCGATCGCCATTACCGAGGCGCAGACCGCACAGATGTGGGCAGTCAAAGCAGTGACGTGGCGATAATGGAAGAAGATCACATCGCTCGTGAATTTGAATACCCTGAGATCGCCGACCTGATCAATCTCAGGCTCATGCTTCAACAAATCCACAACCCGACGGAGGAAATCACCAAAGCCAAAACCCACCTCGACAAGACCATCGCAGAACTCATCACCAGCATTGAAGTGGAACCCACCTAATGGCAAAAGCAGCCGCAGCAACCACGTTCGAATCCATCCTCGACACCCCTGCCGACTCCGTCGAACGCCCGAAGCCCCTGCCTGTCGGTACCTATGACTGTATCGTCCGTGGGCAGTACGAGGAAGGGCAGTCCTCACAGAAAAAGACCCCCTTAGTCCGCTTCACCTACGCGTTCCAGTCGGCTGGTCCGGACGTGGACGAGGAGGAACTCGAATCGATGCTCACCAACAAGGACGGTGAGAAGCAGTCGCTCTCCGAACGCACCATCAAGGACACCTACTACACCACGCCCGATGCATTGTTCCGACTGACCGATGCACTCGAAGCGATGGGGATCGATCTCGAAGGCAAATCGATCCGAGTCGCGCTGTCCGAAACGCCGAACTGCTCCATTCGTGTGCAGATTGGCCACCGCACGTCGGAGGACGGTCAGCAGGTGTTCGCCGAAGTGAAGCGCGTGATGGCAGCTGACTAACCACGAGTTGTGTGGGTGTCAACGGATCGCAACCCCAATGGTCAACATGTCTATTTTATCCGTTTCTGGACATGGCCAACGAATCGGCAGGCGAGGACTTAAAGGGTTCCCACACGCACCTATGGGGGAGTAGTCCTTGTAAGCCCCCAAACTGCCGAGGAGGGCGCAAATGCCTCCTCGGCTTCTTTACCTCAAATAGCGGAGTTTCAAATGTCACACCACGGTTCAGGCCCATTCGACGACAAACCAGACCGTCCAGAACGTGCTAAGTTGTTAGAGGATTTGCTTGAGACAAAAAGCTTCCGCGGTGCGCTTGGAGATTTCCCTGAAGGGCAATTGACCAAGTCGGATGAAGGCGCAATCCAGTTCACCATCAGCGAAAAGAAAGGTAAAGTGGTCCTCGACTTTGGCACTCAAGTGCATTGGGTTGGAATGAATCCACAACAAGCGGCTGATTTGGCATCACTGCTAATGAAGCATGCTCGCGCAGTCGCACGCCAAAATGGCGAAACCATCAGCTTCACACTCTAGGAGCCCTCGTTGTGCAAGACACCTCAGCCCTCGACCGATCGCCCTTTGACGTTTCATCGATCCCAGATGACCATGAAGCGACCCCGTTACCACCATCTCACCGCAAGCGAAGTCGCGACGATGCTTTCGCTTCACTTCGACGGTATACCCAAGCCCCGAATCGCACAGCAGCTGAACCGGCCCCTGAACACGGTGAAGAAGTGGCTCAACCCACGGAAGCGCGGAGCCCGGATGCGAGCGAAAATTCACGCAGCATCGAATCTATCCTCGCCGAGCGACAAACCACTCACGGAGACTTCACCGACAACGCCCGAGTGATGCAGTCGCTCAAGCGCGTGGTGCAGACTGAGGTTGGTTGGGATCGCCTAACCGATGTGCAGCGTGAAGCCCTGCACATGATCCTACATAAGGTTGGCCGCATCATCTCAGGCAACCCCAACACCCACGATCATTGGGATGACATCGCGGGCTATGCCAAGCTTGCTTCGGAGCGTATCGCGCCGTGAAACCCATCTTCATCCTCGGCGAAGCCAAAGGCGCTGACGAACACCGGATCAACTCCTCCTTCGTCGGCGCCAGCGGCGTAACCCTCTTGAGGCTCCTCGATGAATCCAAAATCCTCCGACTTAGTGGGAACGATAAAAGTCTCATTTCCGACTACTATCGACGGGGAGACCCAAGGTCGATTGATAGCATATGGAAGCTTCACCCTGAGGTCCAGCGGACCAATGTCTTTCAAATCCATCCACCGGGCAATAAGCTCGAATGGTTTTGTGGACCTCGAACCGAAGGGATTCCCAGCTATCCGGCTCTGTTGCCCAGCAAGTATGTGCGCAGGGAATTCGAGCCCGAACTCGATCGACTCGCAGATGAAATCCTTGCGCATGATCCTAATCTCATTATCTGTTTGGGCAATACTGCTCTTTGGGCTCTTGCTGGGCGCACCGGTGTTGGCAAGCTTCGTGGCACTACACTCATTAGCACTCATTGTGTGTCTGGTTATAAGCTCCTGCCTACTTATCACCCTGCTAGCTTGTTGCGTCAGTGGGAAAACCGCCCCACCGTCATCATCGACCTAGTCAAAGCCAAGCGAGAATCGGAGTTCCCCGATGTCCGACGACCACACTGTGAAATCTGGATCGAGCCAACCCTTGATGACATCCGCACATTCACTGAGCAGTTCATCCAAGGCTGTGAACTCCTATCTGTGGACATTGAGACGACTGGAAACCGGATCACGTGCATTGGTTTCGCTCCAACGCGAGATCGAGCTATCGTCATCCCCTTCGATGACCCCAGAGCTAAAGGAGGATGTTATTGGGCAACTAAGGATTCTGAGCGACAGGCTTGGGGTATTATCGATGAAATTCTCGTCGATCCCAGCATTCCCAAGCTCTTCCAAAACGGAATGTATGACATCGCCTTCCTCTGGCGAAGCTACGGAATAGGCGTTCGGGGCTGTGCTCACGACACTATGCTCTTGCATCACGCCCTGCAACCCGAATCGCTGAAGGGCCTTGGGTACCTCGGCTCGATCTACACCGACCACGGGCCGTGGAAGACTGAGCGGAAACAGAATGAGACTATTGGGAGGGATAAATGAAACCTAAACTATCCTCTGCGAGATTGTGGTGGAAATTATATTGGCGTCAACTGCGCATTATTCGGCGGGAAACACAAAAGGCCTACATGGATTGTTTAATATATGGCACGGGATTCACGCATATTGGGCCCGATGTTCCTGGCGGCATTCGGCACATTCCCGTGCAGGAATTGCGGGTTATGAAGTATGGCTAGAATAATCCATACCGACCTCTCAAAGCCCGGCGACTTGAAGGACCAATTCGAGGCCGATCAGGTCTACAACGGCCTCGACTGCTGCATCACCATGGAGGTGCTTGAGCAATGTCTCGGCCAACTCGACCCGGTCACTCAACGCACCTACGACTTCTCCCGCGCCCTGCAGGGTCCCTGTCTCGAGATGTCCCTCCGCGGCATCCTCGTGGATCAACAGCGCAAGATGGAAGTCATCGACGAGTTCCACGACAAGATCGACCGGCTCGAGCGCCAGCTAGAACACATCGTCCTCGACGGGGTCGGTATGCCGGGATTCAATTGGCGGTCGAACGCCGATTTGCAGACCCTGTTCTACGAGAAGCTACAGATACCCGTGATTACCTTCAAGGGCCGCCCCACTGTCGATCGCCGCGCCCTTGAGAAGATGAACACCTACATCATTGCACGGCCAATCATCCAGCATCTCCTGATGATGCGGGAGTTAGGCAAGAAGATCGGGGTGCTCAAAACGGAGATAGATCCAGATGGACGCATCCGTTCTTCGATTAATATTGCTGCCACTGACACCGGTCGATTCTCTTCGTCCTTCAGTGCTTTCGGAACTGGAGGCAATCTGCAAAACATTGAAGAGTCCCTCCGATCCATCTTCATCGCAGACCCCGGATATAAGTTTGCTAAGTGTGACGCTAAGTCCGGCGAAAGCTTCATCGTCGGAGCCCTTGAATGGAACCTCTTCGGCGACGACAAGTACCTCAACGCCTGTGAAACCGGAGACCCCCACACCGCGGTAGCCCGCATCTGCTGGCCTGACATGCCATGGACCGGGGACCTGAAGAAGGACAAGGCGATCGCCGACAACAAGGACGCGCCGTTCTATCGCCACCACACCCACCGGCAGACCACGAAGAAGATCGGCCACGCGTCGAACTATGGCGGCAAGCCCCCGACAATCGCTGAACAAACCGGCATGCCCATCGAGATCGTCATCGCTTTCCAGCCGCGGTACTTCCAAGCATTCCCTGCACATCTAGCGTGGCAGGAGTGGGTCCGCCAAACCATCGCCACCAAGGGTGTCATCACCAACCTCACCGGCCGCAAGCGTTGGTTCTGGGGCCGTCGCACCGACGACGACACTGTGCGCGCAGCCATCGCCTACGATCCCCAAGGCTCCCTCGCCGACATCGTCAACACAGCACTCCTCAACATATGGCGCAAGAACTACGTCACCATCGTCGCACAAGACCACGACGCCCTCACCTTCATGTACCCCGAGCACCTCGAAGATGAACTAATCCCGCGCATCATGCAGGACCTGATAGTTCGGGTCCCGCTCGCAAACGGCCGTGAATTGGCCATCCCATACGACTGCAAGACAGGTTGGAACCGGGGCGATTATGACGAACGAACGAATCCCGAAGGGCTCAAAGACTACACCGGGACTGAAAAGCGCAAACGGCAAGCGCAAGTTGGACTCTTGGATCGACCGATTCGTAGAGCATACCGATAATTTAGAAAGTCCTTTATTGTTTCGTAAGTGGGCCGGAATATTCACCGTGGCAGCGGCGATGGAGATGCGATGTCATCTCATGACCTCATCGCCCCTATATCCCAACCTCTACGTATTCATCGTGGGCAACCCCGGTGTCGGCAAGAACCGAATCATTCGCGTAGCAAAGAGGTATATGAATGAAATCCCAGAGTTCTACTTCGCCCCCACGTCGCTCACTGGCGCGGCTCTCGTGGACACTCTTGCTGCTAGCAAGCGTTTCATCGCCCGTTTACCCGACCCCCCTCTCGAGTACAATTGCAGCACAATCACCGCTGAAGAACTCACTGCCTTTATGCACAAATACGACGATGAGATGGTCGGCCTATTGTCTGCGTTTTATGACCCTGACCCCTACGCTCAATCCCGACGAGGTCGCGACATCAAGATCAAGATCGACCGACCCCAAGTCAATCTCCTCTCGGGCACCACGCCCTCAAACCTCGTCCAACTCATGCCTGAATCTGCGTGGGACCAAGGGTTCACTAGCCGCGTTATTCTTGTGCACTCAGACGAACGCATCGTCGGAGACGACTTCGCCGTGGAGAACCGAGGACTAGCCGACGACCTAGTGCATGACATCAAGATGATAGGAGCGCTCAATGGAGAGTTCAAGGTCACGCAGGAATATAGAAACGCTGTCAATAACTGGCGTGCTCTTGGCGAACCTCCCGCCATTAGCCATCCAAAACTTCTTCATTACAAAACACGCCGTCGTGTACACCTTTATAAACTCTCCATGGTATCGGCCGCCGATCGGGGCGATGTGTTACTACTCACGAAGGACGACTTCAATCGTGCTATGGGTTGGTTGGTGGAGGCCGAGACGTGTATGCCCGACATTTTCACTGCAGGTTCTACGGGCACCGACGCCCGCGCAATCGACGAAATCGCCCACTTCATCAAACTAAGCGACAAGGGCGATGGGGTCCCTGAGCACGCCATTGTGAACTTCGCCCGAACGCGGGTCCCGATGCACTCAATCCTTCGTGTTATCGAGATCATGGTGGCCAGTGGCCAGATCACATCGCGCGGCATCGACAAGCATGGTGGGCGATGGTTCAAGCCCACCACGAAGCACTAAGGGCGCAACTGCCGATCGTTATACAACACCGCCGCCAGCCGCCCCAACAATTCATTCTGCTTCTCAAGCAGATGCACCAGCTTCCACGAATTCTCTTCGAGGTTCTTCAACTGCTCGCGGGCCGCCCAATCGGCCCGTTGATCCTCTTGCGTCGGCCCCTTGGCATTCAGTCCCTTAATAATGGACCAAACACCAAGTCCTAGGATCGCCACGCCGAAGATCAACTGCAAAAACGGGTATGGCCCCAACGCCGTCAGTGCACCTTCCATCCTACCCTCTCCGATTCTTGACCGTCGTGTATGCGGAGTATAGCTCGGTCAAGGTAAACATCGTCCAGAAAGGAATCCCCGGAGAGGGATACCCGCGCTCGATCGAGATTTGAATCAGTGCAAAGACGAACTGGACCCAGAAGAACGCACTGAGCACGCCGCCGCCTGCTCGAATGTAGGGGCCAAGTCGCACGCCGAACATGAGGGCACCATTGAGCATCAACGCTGCACAGCGGGACCAGCCGATGGCAATGAGCGCCAGCGCCAGCACATGCGTGGGCATGAACGCCAAGAGCATTGTGAATGCGCTCTGAAACACTGCCTGTGGCCAGATCAAAAAGATCACGCCACAGGACAGCGCACCGAGAGACATCGACCACTCGAAGCCGCGACCTTCGACGTAGTAGTTAATGCGCTGTAGGCTCACTTGCATGTCTCTCGGTAGATTTGTTCATTCCCAAGTATGGTGGCCTTCTGCTCCCAAGGGAGTTTGGTCAACGGAGCCGCGTCGCCCTTCTTGACGATCAACGGTTTATAAAGAGCGCAATAGGAATCGATCGACCGTGCCGATGTGCAGTTACTTAGGCTCAAGATCGCGAAGAGCGGCATCAATCGTAGCGTCGTCCATAGCATCGATCTTCTCCCTAAGCTTCTTCGCGTACTCGGTCTTGGCGAGAACGGCCGCGGAGGCCTTGGCGATCTCCGCGTCCATTCCGGCCTGTATCCACTTCTCGCGATTAACCGCGCCCATGATTGCATTCACAAGCTTCAGCAGCGCGAGAGCGATATTGGCCCACAGCATCAGGTGTCCTTCGGGACGTTGGGCCAGATATAGACCAACAGCGGAGTGATGATGCTGACGATGGTGGCAACAGTCTCAGTGGACACATTGATCGGCTTCCACACCACACCAATGATGCCGATCACCGCCATCACCAGCGCCACAATCGCCTTGTCGAACTTGGTAAACATTCCAAACCTCCTAGGTTAACGATTTCCACGTCTGTGGACCAACCACCCCATCGGCGATGAGGCCGTTAGCTTTCTGCCATAGCTCGACACCGTCCTCGGTCTTGGGGCCGAAGTCGCCATCAACGCTAAGCTTGATTCCTCGACTGGTGAGCCGGATTTGCAGTGTCTTCACATCGTCGCCAACATCCCCACGGCGCAACGTGCGCGGTACGGGCTTTGGTTGCACGGCCGGATCGCTGGGCAGGAACGACACTGCGGAGATGCCCCAGCTACGCACGTCGTCGTAGAGATGCTTCTGTTCCTGCACTGAGATGTGAACGTGGTGGTCGTGAGGATTACTGCCGCTGTACCGCCGCCACTGCCACGGAGAGACCTCACTTGAGAAGATGCGGCGGTTGGAGATCACGTACTTAATGCGAGGATCACGCTTGGTGCGGAGCCACTCTGCGAATGCGTAGGTGTCGAAGCCATGCGCGGGGTCGTGGGTGAGATCGATGGCGGAGCAGATGCGCAGGCCGTCAGGGTCATGTATCCACGCATTGTGATCGCTCGATCGGGCTTGGTGCGAAGCATCGCCAATCGATCCATCCGACCCCTTAGCCCGTGCGGTCCACTTGGAGTTCACCTCGGCCTCGAGTTGCACCAGCGCCCGTGCCAGCCGCCAGCCGTTCCCTGCCTTCGCTACCATCTCATGCTCCTATCGTTTGAGTTGTGCCTCGCCTGAGATGATCCCGCGTGCCCATTCGGCGATGTTCTTCGGACGTTGGCGGCGGTTGTAGACATCAGCGGCGAATTGACCCGTGCGACCAATTTGGGCGAGTGGCAGGCCAGTGGACAAGCCAACGATATTCGCTGCGTGGGTGATGGGCTTCTTCACCGGCTCGCCCTTGTACGCCCGCTTAGCATCGGTGTAGATGGACCCAGCCGCACCCAGCAAGGACGCAAAGGGTGCACGGGGCTGATAGCCTTCGAAGACATAGCTGGCGGCTTCGCGGACGATGGGGATCGTCGACAGGGGCTGAAGTAGCAGGGCCTTGCCGATGATCTTAAACCAACTGTCGTCTTGCTTACGTTGATTGAACAACGTCGCACCGAATGCGGCACCCACAACCACTGCACCAAGAGCATTGACGCCAAAGTTTTCCCACTCCCTGCGGCGCACATTCCCCGGAAGCTGGCGTTGCCAGTTGTACATGGTGTTGAAGAACCCATAGAACATCGTTAGCATTTTCATGCCCTCGTTCGATTGCATCACCGCAGGGAGGTCAACCACCGATGCTGCACCGTGACGTTCGCGGACATAGCTGTCGGCAATGAGTGCAGCCTCCTGCTCAGTCCTGCCTCGACCAAGGGCCTTGTAGTATTGATCGACGAACGTGGCGATGCGAAACTCCTGTGAGACTTTGGCAATCGGTACGAAGCCCCACTGCACAGCTTTCTTCTGAAAGTCACGGACGTTGGGATCGGTGGTGATGCGGTCGAGGCTCTCACGATAGTCGCGGTCCATATTGTAGACCAAGTGCCTGATCTCGTCCGACTTCTCCATCGCCAACTTGACATTATCGCTGCGGTTCGCGAGGTACGATGCCCATGCCTTCGGATTGGGTACGCCTATATCCGGAGAGAGGATAACCTTAAGGTTGAGTGGCAGAGCGTGGCCGACGAGGTTAATCCGCACTCGTCGCAGGAAATCGTTATACCCCGCAATGGATGAATCGTCAGTGCTGAATTGATGAGCGATGCGCCGCAACCAAGGCACCAATTGTGCTTCGTACTCAGACCCGTAATGCTTTCGAATCGCAGCGCGAATTCCTTTATCATAGAACACCTTCCCGGCCTGAATCAGCGAATCGCGGAACGCAATGTCGTGGATAGTCTGCTGCATCGTACCGGCAGCCTGTTCGAGGCTGGTGCTGATGTCCACGAAGTCGACATAGCCAGTGCGCTCTTTCAGATAGCCCTTAGCAGTGGCGGCACGGAAGTAGTCTGCACCAAAGACACCATCCTCCTTGGGCTTGCGATCTGCGATGACCGCAGCGTTGGACCCGAGACGATCGTACTTGACAGGCCAATAGCCCCCATCAAAGGTTCCGAATGGGGTTTCCACAGGGGTAGGTTCGATGAGCTTCGGGGCCACACCGCTAGTGTTGCGACTGACCGTGAGCATTTCCCCTTCCCACTTCTTGAAGGGTTCCCACATCCGCTGAACGAATTGCCAGTCCTCTTGCGTGGCGTGGCGGTCGATGAGGGCTTTGATCTGGGCTTCATAGACAGCAAACTCCTCCCGGTCGAGGCGGCGGCCAAACTTGGCCACGGCTGCACCCTGCACAAACTTGCGGATGTTTGATCGGTTGCCCCAATTGAGCATGACTTGAATGAGGTTCTCCCGCGTCATATCATACGCGGTCTGGGTGTACGGATCGTGAAGCACGTCCTGTTCGATGGTGTCATTCAGCGACTTTCGCCACTTATGATCAAACGAGCCACGGGTCTCTTGGAAGTGCTTCGACAACTCGGTCATCATGTCGAATTCTTTGGCCTTCGAGCGCATCATCGGCTCGATCACTGCTTGGTGCAGCGGACCCAATTCGGTGCGCAGGTCGAGGTCCTTGGCGATCTCCTCCATGCGAGTGAGTGAAGCGTCGATTTGGTAGAGCCATCGACCCTGTGAGGCACGAGAGCGTGCCGGAAGCTGGGTGATGTTGTCGATGATCTTCTTCCTGAAGTCCGCCCAATCGGCCTTCTCACCAGCGATCTCGATCTTCCGCACCTCACGCCCAACATGGTTCAAGGAGGTAATGGCATCCATGAACTCCTTCATCTCGCCAACGGTCATTTGATCGAGGGGCTTCACGCCTGAGAGGACCGATTCGCCAACAGCAATATCATACCCCTCAAGCCGCTTCGATTCGACAAACGCCGCAAGATCAGCATTGCCATGATGCAGCTTCGAATCCTCGACTTCCTTCAGCGACCGCTTCGCAGCGATGCCAGCATTAAGCATTAGCTCATGGATATAATCGAGGTACTCAGGCTCCACGGCCTTCACTTCACGCTTGGCCAGCTTCGCCGTCAACTTCTCAAACTTAGCGGTCTGTGCCTCGAACTCAACAGCATTCCGCGCCAGCAACGTGGCATAGTACTGTCGCTGCTTCTCGCGGAACGCCCCCTCGAAGTCCTGCTTGAGCAGAGCGTTCTCCACAGCACGCCCAGCACGGCCAGCAGCAGCAAGGTAACGATCACTGCTGACGCTAGTTTGAGACGAACGCTCGAACTCATCAGCCACGAAGGACTTGATCTGGGCTTGATCGAAGGCAGGTTCCTTACCAGACTTGACGCCATAGTAGATGGTCTCCTCAGCGAGGAGGTTGAGTTGAGTTTCGCTGGCGACCTGTTCCTTCACAGCGTCGAGTATGTTCTCTTCCAGCACCCCGTACTTCAGTCGCATCTGTCGATCGGTTTCGAGGTCGATCATCCGGCGCTTGAACTCAATCGGCCTCATTCCCGACTGTCGTCGCACCTCCGACAAACCTGAGAGATGCTGGACAAGCGATGCTCCATCTGGGAATCCAAACAGAGGCGCCAGATCGTCAGGATGCACTCCATCCTTGCGATAGTAGTCGCGAGGGAGCATAGCGCGCTGTTCCTCGGTGAGGAAGTCGGTGCCGAGTTTCTCGTGCTTCTCGACCTTGGTGCCATAGAGGACTCCATTGGCGAAGTAGTTGTCGGCCGCGATGTCAGGGCGCAGGTTGATCTCGTCGACCACTTGCTGCCTCAGCGCCGCCCGATTTTCCTTCCACTCCTTCGTCTGCACACGCTTCTGTGCCGCGGTTACACGCTCGGTGGTCTTGGCAATGTCCTCGGCATGGCGCTTGTCGATCAACTTCTCATAGCGCTTGTATTGCTCGATGGTCATGCCGAGGGCATTGGCGCGCTGGAATACGCGGGCGGGGTCGGCAGGGGGTTCTTCGATGACTTGAGCGCGTTCATCAAACGCCCGCGGATCGAGGGGCTTGGTGCCCTCGCGGGAGCCGACTTCGCCCGTCGATACCTTCTCGAAGATGTCCTCCCACGTTGGGTCCTTGCCAAGCAGTTCCCCGATACGCTTACGGACATTTTCAAAGAATGCCTTCAGTCGTTCAAACAGTGTTGTAACTTCTGGCGTTAACCCTTCAAATTGCTTTCCACGCGCCCATTCACGATAAGCTTCAGCAATCGATTCTTCAAGCTTAAGTGCATGCGGCCCTTGTGGATATTGACGATGCGTGCCGTGCTTGTCCATCCATGCGTTATCCACTGATGCCTTCTCAAGCACAGCCCACTCAGGCTTCGAGAAGAAGCCATAATTACGCAGGTGGTGAATAGCTTCATGCCGCACATTACCAATCGGATCGGGCCCTTCAAGTGCGGTGAGGATTATCGGATAGGCCTCGCGATACTGAATGTAGATTCCCGCGGGCTCAAGCTTGCCTTCATGGCCCATCGCGCGAGAAGTCTCAATACGGTCGGCTGCACGAAATGTCACCTTTTGTGGAATAATGCGAGCGACTTCTTCTTCTAGTGCGCGGATAAGCTGACGATCTTCGACAGCGCGCTCAGCAATGGGCTTAATGTAAGCACGGGTGTTGGGTGAGTAGGTCTCCCACTGTCCACCTTCAAGTACGCGGCGGAATTCGTTGAACACCCCAACAGTGTCCCAGCCCTTCGGCACATCGAGCTTCACCTCCGCAATCGGCATCGTCATCTCTTTGCCCGCAGCTTCGCGAGCGCCAGAGACGCGATGGCCGGTGAGTTTGGTGGCCTCGGGGAACTCAGCTTTGATCTGCCGCATAAGATCGCGCACGAGTGCAGGGCCGAAGTCGCGGGGGCCAAGGCCATTCACACCAGCGATGTTATCGACGTAGAGGGTCTTGCCATTGTCGGCGGTGGAGATGTTGATGAAGCCAACAGTGTTCCCCTTCTCGTCGAGGAGATTGAAGTCATGGAAGCCCTGTTCGACACCGAAGCGCGTCCCGGCCTTCTGCGCCATCCGCGCCAGTGCGAGCTTCCTATCGCCAATGGAGAACATTGGCTCGAGGGCCGAGGCGGCACGCTGGGTGGGGACTTCTTCGGGCAGCGGGGGCGAACGTGGACCCTCTGCTTGAAGTTCCTTGTCGATCTGTGCTTCGCGTGCAGTGATGTTGCCGGGGCGTACCCGGATGTCCTCGACGAGGACCTTCATCAAATCGGGTTCGATCTTGGCGACCCAATCGGCTAGCGGAACACTGATGTCGTCCCCGGATCGTCGGGCCAACTCCAACTGCGACTGGATATTGGGCACCCAGCCCAGCAATCCATCGTCGGGTAGAGGTAACTTGTCTCCATATAGTACAGCCACAGCATCGCCGGAAATGCCGATCTCTGCATCGGTGTGCTGACGGATGAAGTCTCGGAAGAGATCGGGGTTGCGCTCACGAACGAGGGAGGATTGAGCGTCTTTGACGACATCGGTAAGGGCCTCCACGTCTTTGGCATTCGCTTCGGCGCGATAGGCGTCATACTCGGGCAGCACCGTCGGCGGGGGTTCACGGCCGTTCTCCAAGTGCGATCGCGCGCCGAAGTATTGATCCGTGACCTTCACAGGGATGTCGTGCACGGGCAGGCGACCGGTCAGGCCAGCCGATTCGATCATCGCGGCCATATCGCGCCCGAGTGAGCGCTGACCAGCAGCGTCCATCAGGTTGAACGCTGCATCCGCTGCGGTGTTCTGGATGCCGCCGAGGGCACGAAGGGCCAATTCCACAGGCGTCCCAAGTCCTGCGGCTACCGCGCCGATAAAGGGCTGGTTCTTCAGGGTCTCGGGCTTGAGTATCCACGACCCCAGCGGCCCGCCTTCCTTGAACCGATGCAGCGGATCACCGGGCCATAGGATATTGGCGAGGGCCTCAGGTGCCCGCAGCACCTTCATCGGCAGATCGAGCGCGGAGGTCTTCTGGCTAACCGAGTCAAGATTGCCGTAGTCATCATTGGCAATCTTTGGCACCATTGGATCGCGAGCAACGAAGTCGGCGATGTGCGGATTCCCCCGCACAATCTCCGATGCAAGCTGGGCCTTATTCTGTCGCTCGAATTCTTCGAGATCATTAAAGATCGCTGAGGCCGGTGCCCCGGTTACACTGGCGAGTTCCATCGCCCGAGCGGCTTGGTCAGGGTTGGTGTCGATGTCTCCGACTACCGCGGGCAGCGTGGGGTTCGCTGAGCCAAAGGTCTGCCGGATTACATTGTCATATTCACTCATTGCGACACCGGCACGTTCGGGCTAGGTGCAGCTTCGGACTTGCTAGTGGTGCCGCCATAGAGCTTCTTGTAGAGATCGCGGGTGTAGATGCGTTGGATTTGTTGGTCGGTCGGAGTGATCCCCAGACGTGCCCATTCCGGTGAGGCCTTGATCTTCTCAGCTTCCTCACTTGGAACGGGCACGCTGAACGTCGGGACCTTGGAGGTTAGCATCCCGAACATCCATGGTTGCTTCTGCTGTGTCAGCAAGCGAGAGCCGATAAGTTTGATCTCGTCGGTCTTGGGCGGTCGCTTGTTCTCCTCAGCGAATTGCTGAAGCTGGTCGGCGAGTGCGCCGGTGAATTGATAATACTCGTCCTTGTTCTTCCGTTCAATGCCTGCGGCGGCGAGATCGGGGGCAAGGATATTCATAGCGCGGGTGGCGCGGGGGTCACCCTCGGCCTTGGTCTTAACCCGACCTTGGAGGTTGATTAGCTCCCGCTTCGCCGAATTGGGCAGGTCCATCGAGACCACATCGAGGTCGATGAAGTCTGCGGGGTCGGCCTGTGCCATTCCCTTGACGCGCTGGTATTCCCGCAGCGAGGTGTCGGTCCATGCTGTGTCGCCCTTCGCATTGCGTGCGAGGATGCCGAGATACCGCCGCTGAGTGCTGGGGAGGAGTTGCTCCCACGCATCCTGCGCACCCGGCGCAGCGGTCAGTTCCTCGACAGTGGTCGGGAGTTGGCCACTCTCTCCGCCCATCAATGCGGTCTCAACCACCTGCCGGTTCTGAAACTCCGTGTCCCGCTTGGCTGCGATGTTGCGATCGTGATCGGACTTGATCCGCATGGAGACATACTCCGGGAACAGCGGATCGTCTGGCGCTTGCTTTCCGGCGAGTTCTTCGCCCTTGGCGATCTTCTGCGCAAGTGGAGCATTACGCGCGAGGATCGCGTTGGTGGCAGCGATATAGACGGGGACGTTGGTGCCATGCACGTCCTTCACCGTGGTGCCATCGCGGCCAACCGATCCCTCGCCAGCAAACCAAGCCGTAGCGGCGGCGTTGAAGCTGCCGAACTTCTTCATGTATCCGCCGAACTTGAAGTTAAAGAGTTGGTCCTGTGCCGATGGCGAGCGGAGGAATTCCTCCTCGGTCATCGACGGCATCCCAGCTTCCGCGAGCCACGGGGAGAGGTTGTAGGACATTACCTGATACTTACCGAGGGCAGTGCCAACATTGCCGGACTTATCGGTGACTTGCTTCCCGCGGAGGTTATACCGTCCACCGCTCTCGAACGTGCCGATGGCTTCCTGTGCCTGTGGGAGATCAACCTCACGCTCGCCCCAGCCAACACCGGAGTTCACTTCGCGGGCGATCATCCTCGCGCCAACAGTGCTGCGGGCCTGTTGCACGACGTTGGTCAACTTCCCAATGTCCTCGCCGCGGATGTCCCCACGCTTGATGCCGTCGTCGAGCATCTTCCCAGCGACGATGGGCTGTTGTCGCGCGAGGCCCTTAATCCGCTGACCCCACAGCGCCGACTTTTGCATCGACACGGCTTCTTCGATCGCCTCAGGGGCTAAGCCATTCAACTGCCCCTGTGCACGCACCTCGCGCTCGGTGACATCGAGGCCAGCAAAGAACGATCGCTCGTCCTCAGGGGTGGATAGGGTCTGATTGCCAATCGCTGCCACTCGGGCCTGCGAAGCGGAGTTGGCGTAAGCCTTATTCTGCGACGCGGCGTAGCCTGCGCCATTGAAGATCGTCCGCCCCATCGTGCCCTTGGACGAGGCATCGAACAGGCGCCGTGAAGTGTCGTTGCTGAGACCTTCACGAATGTCGGCTTGGGCCTTCTTGATACTGTCGACATATCCCGGGTAGGCATCGACAGCATTCTTGCCCTGTAGGGCGTTATACTCGGCATGGAGTTTGCCCACGGTCTCCATATACAACGCATCGGCATTCTGTGCCTCGCTGCGGTTGTATAGCTCCTGCATAGCGAGGCCGCGGGTGAAGAGTTCATCCCCGCTCTGACGCAACGTACCGCCGAGGCTGCTCAGCGCCCGCCCAACATCACCGCCGAAGTTGGCTTCAGATACACTGACCTGATACCGCGACTGTGCATGCGCAGTGGGGGAAACGGTCGGTACAGGCGTGTAGGGGACATTGGCCATCAGTACAGGCTCCCCGTCACGTTGAAGGGATTGAAGCCACTAGAGCCACCGCCTCCACCACTGTCGCCAAACAGCCCCGATGAGCTAGCCTGTTGCCATTTCGATGAGACACTGGACACGCCACCAATGATGGACTTCAGGAGACTGAACTTCCCAGCCTCCTTGGCATTCGCTGCGGCCATCTCGTCCATCCGGGCCTGATGCTCATCCATCTTGGCCTTGTTTTCATAGTCGAAGGCAATCCGCGCCGCGTTCTCGCGGATCATCTCAAGGTCCATCCCCACGATCTTCCGCTGCGAGGACTGTACGTCCTTGGCGGTACCGGTGTTGATGTCGAAGCCTGAAGCGGCCTGTGCGACCTTGATCTGCCCAGCTTGATGCCCGGCCTTGAGACCGTATTGCAGGCCCTCTTTCTCGCCACGATCACGGGCCCATTCGGCATTCTGGCGATTGATCTGCGCATTCAACCGAGCGACGTGGGCTCGGTACTGATACATCTGCGCGGAGGCCTTAGCCTGCTTACTGGCGCCAAGCCCTTCCATGATGCTGCCAGCCAATGAGGCAGCTATACCAACCCCGCCAAGAACTGCCTGAATCATTGGTGATGCTTTGCTCTAATGGTGAACGGGAGGGCCTTGTCATGAACCGGGTCGCCGAATTCAGCGCCGAGCCAGCGGAGCCATTGAATGGCGCGATGGTTGACCGTCAAGGTGTGGCCGATGATTGTTGGGTAGTAGGTGAGCATCTCCTGCACGGCACGCTGTGAATGTCGAATGAACACGAAGGTGTGTTCTTGCAGGTGCTTGGTGGTGTAGAGCCACAGATACGCTGCGTCACCCATGAGTGTCGGCGGGATCAATCCCCACATGGCGACGATTTCACTGTCCCCTGTACCGACCCAAATCCGTGTCGAGTTCCTGATCGCTCGGTGCATTGCCTCTTGCTCCAATTCAGGTAGCATTGAGAGGTTATCTTGATAAATCAAGTTCCATGCATCAACTGGATCGACCCGAATGATGCTGTGGGTCATCGTTCAGTGTCTCCCACTGCGATCTGCGGAATGAGGCCAAGGATCGTTGCGGGCCATGGGTCGGCGGATTGGATGCAATACTGACCGGGCACCTGCCAAGAGGGATCGAGGGTTTGCACAGCGTCGCCAGTGACCAGTGCTTCGGTTACTTCCTCGTTGGTGTCCTTGCCGATGTTGCCGATGATTAGGTCATCCATGTCGACAAGCGTATCGAAGCTGGTGCCGATCTCTAGACCAAGGGTATCCTTCACCCGCACAGTCACAGCGGGGAGTTTCTTCATCTTGCCCTGAATGGTCGGGTTGCCCGTGTCGATGCCAAGGGTCGTCAACTTAGCAGTGTAAGCGAGACCCGCGGTGACGCGAGTGTAGCCAGTAGCGGGCGAGGCTGGGGCGGTGATGCTGAAGCCACCAGTGGCCGACACTGTGGCCGAGAACACAGTGACATTGCCAGTGTCATCGGTGGCGAGCCCCACGATGGCTTCACCAGTGAGATGAGTATATCCCGTGAATGAAGTCGCGGCAGCGCCATTGTATTGCAGCCCGCAGTCCACACACCATGCATCAGTGGCACCACCGGAGTAATCCAGTTCGACAAGGCGCTCGATGAATTGCACCGTCGTGCCGTTGATGGACCGCTGTACCACCGTGTACACAGCGTCGACATTGCCGACATCAGTGGGTTCAGTATTAACCGCAACGGACTTGAACGAGCCGTCGGTTATGCGATGTGTCCACGCAATTAGTTCCTGCTCGCGGAGGAAGGTCAGCGACAGCATCACACCGTCGCTCCGCACGACCCAAATGAGCTTAAAAGGCTCCTCGGCAAAGGCCCATTCAAGGAGCGTGTAGCCATAGAACAGATGCGAGGACTGAACCGAGATGTCCGCGCCGGTGTAGACCTGTTTGTTCCAATTGAAGATCAGGTCGCGGACGATGGAGCCCTTGGCTTGTACATAGAGGATGTCATCCACAGCGGCGATTGGAGGCAGCGATGCAGCGCCGTTGAATATCTGCGGATTGGCGACGAGGTTCGTTGCATCGAATGCCGACCCAGCGGAGCCACCATTCAGAAGCCACGCAGCGTTGTCGGCAAAGACCACAAGCCCCTGTGGTTGAGAGATCGCGGCTTGGATGGTGTTCAGTTGCCCTGACTTCAGGTTGCCCTGAAAGGCATTATCCGCACGCACGGGGTCGGTGACGTTGAAGTTGAATGACGCTCCGGGGCGTGAGAAGTTCATCTGATTCGGCGCTGAGACCGGACCAAGGAGCCCGAGGCGCTGTTGATGGAACACTGGCACGGTGGGGTTACCAGCGGATGGTGCGCCAAGTGCAGCGGTCGCAGTGGCTGCACCGGTGGAGAACGCAACCGTGGGAGCGCCACCATAGCCAGTGCCGGGAGAGGTTAAGCCGACTGAAGTCACGCCCCATGTGACATTGATTGTGGCTGCAACGAAGAAGCCGTTGACACCAATGGTAATCGGATTCGATGACACCGGATTCGATGTTACGTTACCTGTGTTGACGATGGTGATGCCGGTGATGCCACCAGAGCCATTGACGGATGTGATGCGCAGAACTGCGCCCTGCGACACTGCCCATGTTTCACCGACATTATAGCCAGAGCCTGCGGAGTTGACCGCCATGGCAGTTGCTTGAAGCACAGCAGTGCCCGCAGCACCAGAACCACCGCCACCAGAGAAGCTAACTGCCGGGAAGGCTAGGCCTGCATAACTACCCGCAGCGGTGACGGAGACAGACTGCACACCGGAGCCGCTGAAAGGATCGCGGACGATGGGGTAGCCAATGGAGAAGTCGGGGGTGATGTTGGAGTCAATGAATGTCAGCGCAGTGCAATTGCCAATGAGACCAAACATCGAACCCGCGGGCACAGCTGCGCCACTGCGAAGCACGGCACGGTAGACGTTATAGCTAGCCGCGCCAGTGACTGCGTTCCAAGTGACGGTATTGGTTCCGGCATTGGAGCGGATGTCGAGGACATTGGCAAGAGTGGCGAATGCGCTGGGGCCAGATTCTTGCCCCGCGGAGTCCACAGCGGTGATGATGTAGGCATAGTTCCACGCGCCAGCACCGAGTGTGGTAGCGACAGCTTGGCCAGTGGGCGCGGAGACTGTGGACCCAATCGTCGCAGCGGCAAGGGCCCAGCTAGTTGCCGAGGTGTAGGTCAGTGTGTATGTCGCGTAGTTCGGATGGTTCAGCACCATCACATTCACATCCTGCGCATATTTGATCTGCGCAAGTTCTGCGGATGCATAGGGTGACGTGAGGGTGTAGATGCGTGCGGCCGTGCCGCCAGCAGTCCATGTGCCCATGGCAAGGGTGTTCACCGCATTGCCAAACATGTCGATGAGGGTGAAGTTCGCAGCGGTGCGGTTGGCGACGGTGTAGTAGTTGCCATTCAGGGCCGTGAGGCCACTGTTGCCCGAGATATAAACCCGGTCACCGTTCGCGTAGGAATTGGCCGCAGTGATCACGCCGGGGTTGGCATTCGAGATGCCGGTGATGTTGATGCCCGTTTCGAGAACTGGCGCACCATTGTTGATGAAGTATAGCTTCGTGTTCTCAAAGACGAGGATGTACGAGACCGTCAACGAAGCTTGGAAGGGGATCAACCGAACCGTGACGGTGCCGGAGATACACCAGAGGATGAATTCGGTTCCCGGGGACTTCGTTGCGCCACCACGGTAGTCGACGAAGAAGTTTTCAAGGAGCGCCGCGCCGGAGTGATATTGCTTGAGATCAACTCGCGCATTGAGCGCCGGTGCCCACTCGCCGCTGGTGAAGCTGTATTGGATTACAGGCTGAGCCACAGGGCATTCCTAGTATGCGGGGAGCAATCCGCCCCAATCGAAGAACGAATAGGGGCCGCTGTAGAGACCATCGGTCCATGCGATGCCGCGCCCACGAATCCAATCGGGGGTGACGTTGTTTTGGGTGAGGCCTTCATTGCCATCGGCTGCGCGGGCCTTCTCGATCGCTGCGTTGGCGAGGCTGACACAGCGATTGGCTAAGGTCTTATCGCCACTGAGAGCCATGCACATGTCGGCAGCGAGGGCGTTGACAAAGGCATCTTGAAACAGTGGGTCCCACACATTAGGGTCGGTGACCTCAGCGACGTAGGCGAGGGTGGCGTATTCTTGGTTAGTGAGGATCACCCGCTGCTTGCGCGGGGTGGTGGTGTCGATGGTGAAGGTGAAGGTCGCGCCAGTGCCTGCACCCGTGGTGGTGTCTTGGGCGACAGTCGCAGAGCCCGCTTGCGTGGGGGTGTAGAACAGGCTGCCACCATAGGGCGTGGAGGAGTCGGGGAGGACAGAAACTACCTCAACCGTAGCAACAGCGGAACCGGAGAGCGTGAGGACGCGGAGAACCACCGCTGCGCCCTGTGGCTGCGAAGCATTGAAGGTCCCGAGACGGTTGGTGATCTCGGCGCTGAGGGTCGAGAGTTCGGTGACGATCAAATCGCCCGCAGCGTAGCCGGTGCCACCGGCGACAACCGCGGCAGCTGTGGCGCAGAAGAATTCGTCGATGCCAACCTTGAACACCATCGGGCCGACGTTCCACGTCGTCGGGGCACCGCCGGTGACAGCAGTGGTGATGGGGACGCTGGATGAGTCTCCAGTCTGCTGCGCTGGGATGATCCAGCACGCACGAAGGCAATCGACGGGGTATTGGTATTCGTATGCAAACGGGGGTCGAGGTTGCCCCGGTTGCCACAAGTTCGTCGCAGCACTGGTGTTCTCCGGAGTGCCCGGTAGGGAAGTGATGTAAGTCAGGTTTGCGGTCTTGAGCCCACAGTCCCACGGTGCCATGCGAAGCAGTGTGTTCCGGACGTTCGAGAACACCAGATTTGACTGCTTCGCTTCGTTGTTTGATCCAGCCGCCAACTGTGCCGCGGTGATTATGGTGCGGTTGCCAAAGGCCTGTAGTGCGAGGTTGGTGAGGCTGGTGTTGTCGACCATTAGTGCCGCCCTTGTCCGGGTGCGTTACCGTGGTTACTGCCCGCAGGGGACTGTACAGGTCCCTTGGGCGGGGAGTAGGGCAAGTCATACTTGACGGGCTTGCCGCCATCGCGGGTGCAAGACATCAGAGCCTCCTCACAGGCGCGTTGTCGTCGTCGTCGTCGTCGTCGACTTCTTCATCCCCATTACCATCGCTCGGTGCGATCACACGGGGCTGTTCTGGGGCATTCGCAGCTTCCTCAGCCGCACGCTCCTCGGCACGCTCACGAGCGTTTTCCTTGCACAGTTCGTTGATCTCACGAAGTTCCTGCTGGGCCTCGCCGAGGATGTTGGTGTCCATGGGCGAGACATTAGTCACGTCCTTAATGACGGACATCAGCAACGCCGCGCGCTCGAAATCGATGTCATGCATTATGCAGTCTCCTACTTGTGCTTTCCTTGTGAGCCAGATTCATGGCAAGTGCAAGCGGCGGGTTCTGGCGACATAAACCCACGACCTGCGTCGAGTGAGGAGACGTTCTTCGAGTACATCTGCCCAATGGCGCTGGCGCCAGCCGGGTTGATGGCGTGGGAGATAGGCTCTCGCTTCTGTGCACCGGTGGTGCTATTTCCAGTTCCTTGTTTCACTTCGCAGTCTCCTTCGGTTTCTTCGCTTCGTCGAGTTCCTTTCGCAGAGTACTAATCTGGGTATTCAGGGCCTCGATTTGCTTCATCTGTTGCTGTGCAAGCTGGCCTAATTGAGTAACCATTTGGGCCGCTTGCAGTGCAAACTCAGCCGGCTGCTGCTGCTGCTGTTGCTGAGCAATTGCGGGAGTGACAAACAACACGGCGAGAATAGTGGCAAGCTTCTTCATTTTCATCCCTATCCACCAGACCGAACAGTGCAGATGTAATCCACAAGATTTGACGAGGTGGCTGTTTGAGTTAACGTAATAGCGGAGGTAGAAACGGTGTATTGCATCGAGGCGATGTTAGTACGCCAAGTTACACTACAACGCGGAGCACTTGTATATGCTGCGTTGAATGTGATAACGCAACCTGTGGGTGATCCAGTGCCCATTGTGACAGTGCCCGACAGATCACTTCCTTCGATTGCTGGTGTAGTGCCGCATGAAGAGAGTGCTGGTGCAGTGCCAACAGCGCGTATCTTGGTGCCAATTTGGGCATAAGTTCCAATCGTTGCGGCACCCGTTATACCTACACCTCCTACAATCTGGACCGTACCTGTCGTTGTGGAGGTCGAAGCGACGTTGCCATTGAACTGAACCGTGTCGTCGGCACGCACCAAGCGAATGGTGCGGACAGCGGTTGAGGGATTATAGTATTCGAGATCGTGGCTAGTCTCGGCGCCACCCTCAATCGCGGAGACGTGCCCGAACAACCATCCTCCGGTCGATGTGTTCTTGACAAAGAGCTGCAAGGCGCCTTGACCTGCGGCGCTAGAGCCGTTGATGTTAATGCGACCGTTGAGTGCGCCGGTGCCGCCGGGCCCAACAACCATAGTCTCGCCGCCGGTTCCGGCGTTTACGGTCGCCGCGGTTAGCGTCCCCGTGAAGGTCGGAGAGGCCGCCCGCGCCACGGCTCCCGTTCCGGTGTTGGCCGTAACCGCGACGCTGTTAATGGAGAAGCTGTTACCTGTCCCGGCTGTGTCGAACGTCTTGTTAGTGAACGTGTCGGTCGTGGCCTTGCCGATCAGCGTGTCCGATGCATCCGGCAGCGTATAGGTCCGCGTCGTCGCGGTCGTGATGCCGGAAAGCTGGAATTGCGCCTGCTTGGACGTGTCGCCATCGTCCTGAAGGGTAAACAGTGTGTCCTTCAACGTGACGGTATTGGTGTTGCCGATGGTCTTGTTGGTAAGAGCCTCGCTACCGGCCAGAGTCGCAAGCGTACCGCTCGTCGGAAACGTCACCGACGTGTTGCCCGTGACCGTCCCGGTGAAGGTGAATCCGCCCGACATGGTGAAATTGCCGTCGAGCGAAACCGTCGAGCCGTTGACGGAGAAGCCGACGCAGTTCAGACGGATGACGCCCGTTGGAATATTGCAAACCACGTCGGCGTTCTTGTTATACCAAACGCCATCGTTAACGGAGCCGGAGCCAATGATCTGCGCACCGGCGCCACTGTTGGAGCCGAACACGCCGGTGCCTGCGGTCACTAGCGCCGTCGCCGCGCCGCTGACCTTGACCGCCTGCCCAACCGCATTGCCAAAATTCCGTGAGACTGTGCCAACGCCACTGCCCGTGGCAATGTCAATGTCGCAGGTGGTACAGGCAAGTAGCGTAGCGTTAACGCCAAATTGTGCCTTGCCAGTCAACTCCACACCGTAGGAATTCGCAGTCCCCGTGATCGCTGCGTTGTTTTCGGCGTAGAAATTGATGAACTTCGGATGGTAAACGTTGTCGAATTCGATCGCTGCTCCCGTCTGGTTCTGCGCCAAGCATTCGATGCAGGAAGGCTCCGCGTAGTTCAGCCGAAAACCAACCCCGCTCGCAGCTGAGTTGGCCTTGATATTCGACATCAAGACTGACTGGATGTTGTGCGAGGTGTCGCCGTTATCGCCGTCCATGTTGACGTCGCAAACGGTGGAGTCGTTGACGGTGATGTCGGAGAACCGCGCCTCGATGATGCCCCAGCTCACCGCGCCCGGCGAGTTGCCGATCATGTTGAGGCCGCAGGTGCTGCCGGTCGCGCCGGCGAGCGACAGGCTCTCGGCAACCGGCACGCCGCCCGAGCTTGTCGCGCCGAAGCCGTGGAACATCATCGCGTTGCCGTAGAGACTGAGCGCGTTGACGCGCAGGCTCGCGACCCGGAAGCCGAGCACGGCGCCCAGCGCTGCGGGGTTGGCTATCTTCACCAGCGCATGCGGCGAGGTGTTGCTTCCGAACGGCGCGAGGACGGTCTGGGTCTCGCCACCCGGCGCGCCCATGATGAACTGCGGCAACGCCGCCACCGTGTAGGGATAGGCCCGGATCGTCGTCGAGGAGACCGTCTGCGAATAGGCGACGGTATAGGTGCCGGCCCCGCCGGTACCGGTGCCGAGCGCGGTGATGGTGGTGCCGGAAACGATCCCGGTGCCCTGCAGCGAATCCACTAAGTTGAGCGTGCCATTGGCGCAGGCGGTAATGGTCAGCGTGGTGCCGGAGATCGAGCCGGTGCACGAGGGTGCGGTCGCCGTGATGGTGGTGGACGAAACGCTCTGCGAAGCCGAGACGGTATAGGTGCCGATGAAGCCGGACGTGCGCGTGCCGTAGCCGGTGATCGTGGTGCCGGCGGTGACGCCGGTCCCGGAAATCGACTGCCCGATCGCTAGCTGCATGCTCGGCGTGGTGGTGACGGTCAGCGTCGTGCCGGAGATCGACCCCGTGAACGTACCGGAATTGATGTAGGAGCCGCCAAATTGAATGGGGGTAAATCGATAACTACTGCCTGAATTGAAGATCAATCCCACACGACTTGTATTTGCGTATGAGGCAGCATCGACTATGTATCTAGTATTGTTGGTGCTGCCGTCGTTAAGCGCGCCGTAATAGTTTACAGGCACGCCAATAAATTGACCGCCAAACAAATTCTGAATCTGCTTTGGTGCACCCGCAGCAGAGGAAATAATATTACCAAGCACGCCTGCATTGTTGTAGAGTAATGCTTGGTCAGCGCCAGACAGAATTACAGTGGAACCTACAGTAAGGGTAGGCACATAACCGGCTAATGCCGATTGCACAAAGCGGGTATTGGCACATGCGTTGGTGTTGTCACCATAGGCCTTGTCGGCGCAGAGAGTATTCTGCGCATCCGCTGGGGTGAGGCAGCCAGAATAGAGACTTCCGGCGACCAGCGCCGTAATGAAGAAATCACACATGCGGCGAAGCTTGCTCATACGTTTGAGTCCATCACTGTGAGTGCATTGGTGGTGCCACTAGCGGATAGGGCCTGCCAAGCGCCTTGGCATTCACCCTCGACTGAGAGGGTGCCGCCGTTGGCGTAGATAAGCCAGCAACCGCCAAGGGCTGAGGTTGTGGGCGCAAGGGCGACGTTCGCGGGCTGGGTTGGCGAAGTGCCAAGGGCATTCTGTACATTCGCCGGGGCGATGTAGAGATCGACCGTACCGGGGTTGTGAAAGGTGATCTTCTGGCGCGAGGTGTTGGCTGGGGCCACCGTGCGTGGGGTGGTAGAGATGTTATTATAGCCGTAGACCTTACCACCACTGGCCGAGCCAAAGGCAAGTGGGGAGCCCGGTCCAGTGGAGATAAGGCCCATTGATTATGCCCTCCGAGCAGCAGGAGCAGGGGCAGGAGAACCCTGCCCTGCAAGCATTGCTTCGAGCTTCGCAAGGCGCTCCTTGAGTTCGTCGTACTCGGCCTTCGGCACAGTCGCATTCGGGGCGGCAGTGGCGTTGACGATCTTGCCAAACGCGGCCATCATACGCTCCATGAATGCGCTTTCGGCCTCGCTCATGTTGCCGTTCGGGGCAAGGGATTCGATCGGGTGTTCCCAACGCTGGCGATGCTCCGCAGTGATGGCTTCGGCCGCTTCGTTGAGGGGCTCCATCCCCGGCGTGGGAGTGCCGACGAAGATGATGTCATTGCGCTGATGCGAGGCGCCTTCGACTTCAAGAGCCACAATGACTTCGCCGGGGTAGTTGCAGTCCGCCGGGTCCTTCGGGTCGAGAAGGATCGGGACGCTGTGGAGCGTCCGCTTGGTGCGGCCGGTTTCCTTGGCGGTTTCCTTATGCTCCCACTCGACCTTCGTGCCGTCCGGGAGGACAGGGACGTTGATGTAGTGAGGTTCGGTTAGTCTCCAACGGGGGCATTCCATAGCAGTGGTCCTTTCAGTCGGTGGTTAGAATTGGGCGTAGGCAATGATGCCCGGCGATGCGGCGGTGGCAATGGTGATGCAGAGGTCATTGCCCGCGGGGACAACCATCACCGCGCCATTGCCATTGCCGAAGTTGACGGTCTGCCCTGCGGCGAAAGTGAGGGCGCCAGAGAGTGTGCCGGTACCGGTGCCGCAGTTGGTGCCAGTGCCGTAGGAGAAGGTCACGACCGCAGTGGCAACGGGGGTAAGTTGTAGGGCGGTGACGTAGATCGACTTACCGCTCACACCGCTGATGATGCTGGTACGCACGGCGACAGTGCCAGCAATGGCGATCTGTGTGGTGGTCGCCGGGACAATGACCGATTGCTGTGATCGAGCCTGCCCTGCGGTTTCAAGATAACCGAGGACCACAAGCACCGCAGCGATGGCGATGATGAGCCACTTTCCTGCACGATTAGACATTAGGTAGTCTCCGATGCCGTAGTTCGAATGACCATGGGAACAGTTTCGCTCCCAGCGAGATCAGTTCCGGGTTCCTCGTCAATGAGCCGTGATAGGAAACTAGGTCGGCGGTCACGGCGGTCACGGCGAACCACATCCCAATCACGAATGCTAACACCCGCCAAGACACACCCAATGAATGCCGTAATCGGCGTATAGAGCGGGAAGAAGAATAGCGATGCGGCGCACCATGCGAATAGGACGGGGAAATTTCGTCCACTGACAACGAGTGCCAAGATGAAGGTTCCAATGGGGACAATGGCGAAGATGCCGAATTCGTAGACGAGTTGGAGTGGGTCATTGTGGGCGTACTCCGGTCGGATGAGTGCCATCTTGGCGGCATAGCCATAGTAAAGGTCTCCGAAGGAGCCGATGCCATAGCCGAAGGGGATCAAGGCGTTGAGGGTCACGCCCCAGATTTGCAGGCGTTGGGCGTCAGCGGGGTCGAGGTGAATGATGAAGGCGAGGCTCCCGGCGATTAGTGCGGTGAACGCAAGGAATCGGGAATAGACAGCACAGATGCCAAGCGTCGCGACAATGATGCCGCCGCGGGAACCGGAGAGCACTAGGCCAATAGCGAGGGGCGGTATGTACCACCACAGGCGCTCAGTGACGAGCGCGACAATGACAAGGCCGAGCACGATGCCAGCCAAGGCAGTGTTGAACAGGAGGCCGGGATAGCGGAATGGATCGGCGGTTTCCACCGGGGCATAATCTAGGGCTTGGGCAAGTGCGACCACAGTGGAGATCGACAGGCCCACCGCGAGACCTTTCCATAAGCCGCGCAGGTCGGTGATGATTGTTCCATAGTGATAAGCGAGTGCCCAGATGAATAGGAACCAAAGTTCCCACACAGCGGAGTAGAAATTCAGGACCCACGTGAGGCTGGCGAGGGAGTAAATGATCCACAGCAAAAAGAGCCTGTGGCCCGTTGTCACTTCTGACCGGTACCACAGGCAGGCCGGGAGGAACGCAGACAGCAAGACCCATTGCGTCGGCACGCTGGCACCGGTGTAACCCGGCACGTAGCAGACGATGAGCAATAGGCCCAGCCAGAACATTACGACGTGGTCCCCGTGCAGAAGTAGTTGATCTTATTACCCGAGGTGGAGTTCTGGGTAATGGCGATCGAGGTGGTCACGATCGTGTAGGCGATGTTCGTCGTGGTGAACGCATTCTGCGGAGATAGTACGCAGTTGGGCGTTGCGCCATAAGCCGACGAGAAGAGCAACGTCGCGGTCGTAGCCGACGAGCCCATCGTGATGGTGCCCGCAGTGTCCGTTCCAGCGACGGTGGGAGTGCCCGTGCCCGTAATCGTGGGCGCAGGGTTGTTGACGTTGCTCGTCGAGGACATCAACCTCTTGGGGAGATAGAGGTTGTTGTTGCTGTCGACGAGGAAGGCACCAGAGGTGTCTTGCGACAGCTGCACCGCGGCGCGGAAGGTCTGGCCAATGGCGAAGGTGCCGCCAAGGGCAAGACAGATCAGTGCCGGGAGCAGGAAGCGAAGTGAACGAAGCTTGTGCATCTATGCGGCTCCTATTGGATCACATACCACGTAGTGTTGGCACGGTTGAATTGGGCCTTCTTGCAAGTGGTGGCACCAAGATCAGCGACCGACACAGCGGTGTTGAGGGATTGGCCCGTGTTCGCCGTCCACGAAATGGCGGTGGTGGCGAATGCCGAGCCGGTGACGTTGCAGAACCCGACGATAGCGCCATCGGGGACAGGATTGGGTGGGAGCGTGAGCGCAACCACTGCCGTGGGCTGTACGGTGAAGAGGACATTCCCGCCCCAACGAAGCTGAGCGAGAGTACCTGAGCCGTAGGTCGACGCGGCGTTGATGGCCCCGGCGACCGCCTGTGCAGAGTTGCGGACAACGTCCGTCGTGAGGTACTGTGAAGGCCCGCCAATGCCTTGCCCTGCCGACCATGCTTCACTACCGGACAAGTCCGTGTAAATCACAGTCTGCGCAAAGGCGTAGCCCAGCCCTCCGAAGAGAGCTAGGCCAGCAACGGCTGCCTTCCAACGGGGGAAGCGCATGAGCATCTCCCGTTAGTTCGACACAGTGACACCCGCCGGGTAGCCGCCCATGACGGCGTTTCCGGTCGAGGAGTAGAACTGGTCGTCACGATCGAGGACGATGAAGGCGTCGAGGGCACCTGCGGAGTGCGTGCCAACGGTGACGTACTCAAGCCGCAGATACTGCGGAATGGCTACGCCAGCCGGGGGCCGCGGCATGTCCATGTCGTACAGGCGAGCGCCTGCAACGAGCGCGGCTTCTGCCACCGCAGGGGACCGCCACCACGTCGTGAAGGACGAGTTGTCGGTCGAGCCTTGGAGGCCGATCTGCAAGGAGGTGCCACCGGAGAAGGCGGTCTTGACCTGCACCAAGAGCTTCAGTGCAGGCTTGTCGCCGATGCCGATGTCGCGAGTGGTGCCACCAGCCTGAGCGTTCGCAGAGTTGAGGCCGAGGTTGATGACATTGGTGGAGTTCTGAGTGCCCGTGGTCGGGCTGTCACCCGAGGTGGCATCAGTGAACCGGAGCAGTGCATCGAGAATCATGTGTGTGGCTCCTTAGGTCACTTGGGCTTCAGTGTTCAGCAGCGCGTCCGAAGTGCGGACATCGATGCCGCGGAAGGTGGTAACGACCTTGCCGTTGAACTCACGAAGCTGAAGCAAGACGTTGGTCTTGTTCATCGCTTGGAGGTCGAGGTAGGTGCGGATCGCGCGGTTGCAGTAGATCACCACACGGCCCATGTTGGCGCGGACTTCGGGGGTATCCGAGGTCTGGATTGCGCTGGCCGAAGCCGGGGCAGTGGGCAGGCGATAGAGGCCGCGGACGATCAGGTTGATCAGGTTCGCGGCGGAGACGCCGGTTAGCTGCGTCACATCGATGTTGGCGATGCGGGCAGTGTAGCGCCAATCGCGGAGGCACAGGCCGATCTCCCACTTGAAGTGGTCGCGATAGGCTTGGTAGGTGTTGCCACTGGCGTCCTGCACGGGCCACTCGCCCATGTCCTTGTGCATCAGGCCAGTCATCTTGCCCTTAGGGAAGATGCCGTGGACGGTGTCGCTGCCCCACGTGACGATCCACATGGAGGTGTTGGTCGAGCCGGTACCACCGGCATCGAGGACGTTCGCAGCGGTGGCCGAAGAGGCCGTGGTGACCGTGGAGTAGCGCGGCGCGAAGCCGGTAAACCGTTCGGGGTTCACATGCTGGTTGCCGTACCACAGCGTCGAGGCGACCTGCTGCGACATACCTTCGAGGAAGGCACGGACTTCTGAGAGGCGGAAGTCCGCCGTGTTGCCGTTCAGATCGGCGATGTCCTTGTCGATCACGGAGTAGGTTTCGAGATTACCGCACGTGTCGGTGATCTGGGCCGTGGTCGATTTGGCGTTCGGGACACCAGCGTTCAGCAAGCGCCAAGTGGCAGCCGGGAGACCGGTGCGCACGGTGGTCTTGTGGCCGGTGGGAAGGTTGCCCTCCATGACGATGATGTCGTCAAGGATTTCATTCGTTTGGGACAGCAGTTCGATGATGGTAGCGATACGATAGCCATCATCGAGTCGCTTGGCCCAATCAGCATAGGTCAGTGCGTTTGCACCAATCGTAGCCATTAGGGTGTGCTCCTAAGAGAGGTTGAACCATTGGGTGGGTAGTGCATCCACGAAGTCGATCTGGCCATTGCTTTCAACCTCTCTGAGGCTCGACTACGATAGATTCGGGTAGAGGGCGCGCGCCGGGGCTGGGCGGTCGGATGAGCCCGGCGGCCGCTGGCCGTGTGGGGACGGCCCGGTGCCGGAGACGTGCTTGCCCTCTGTGATGAATGCGGACAGTTTGTTGAAGGCCTTGATGAACGCTGGGTTGTCCCCTGCGCCCGTGAGGTCCATAGCGGCCTTGAAGTCAGTGGCGAGTTGGGCGTCACCGAGGGCCGAGAGGACCTTGCCGATGTTGATCTTGACTGCGTCGAGGCCGGTTTTGCCCTCGGCTGTGGCGGACTTGATGTCGGGGTCGGCCTCGATTGCGGCTTTCCATGCATTGCGGGTGGCTTCGTACTCCGCATTGGGGGCCTTCATCGCCTCGATCATCTGGGAGGAATGGAAATCGACGAGCTTCTGGGCCTGCTCTTGTGTAAGGCCCAACTCCTTAAAGATCGGCGTGGCAGCTTCAAGGGCCTTGGGGTCGATGGTGTAGCCCTCTGGGGCCTTGAATTCGGCGTAGGTTTCAGGCGCGCCCTCCGGGGGCTTCGACGTAGATGTCGGCGCCGGGGTTCCACCCGGCGCCGTCGGTGACTTCGGCTCGATCGGGGTCGGTGGGGTCGCTGTCTGGCCCGGCTCCAACAGGTTCCCCTGCGGATCGCGCTGCGGAAGCGTCGGATCGGTCGGGGGCGTCGGCGTCGGCTCGGTTGGCGGTACTGTCGCTGCTGAGGGTTCGCTCATGGCTTTCCTGCTGTGCTAAGAGGTAGAGGTCTGGGCAATGGACCATTATGTCGGAAAGGAGACGTAGCCCCACGCTGCGCTGACCTTCGGCGAAGGCCGACGAGAGTGCGTCTCCATTGAACGTGGTGTGGAAGATATGGCAGCCGCCAAGGAAGTCCCAGATGAACTGGCGACCGGGCGAGGCGGACATTAGTTGCTTGAGGACTTCCCCGCGCTGACGCAAGGCGAGCCGGGCAGCCTTCTCGGCTTCTCGGACGCTCTTGCGATCTGCTGCGTTGGGGAGGGCCATCTAGTGCACCGTGTAGATGGGGACATCATCGCACGAGAGCGAGGTCCATGGGCCATCGGGAGTGTGTTCGATCACGCAGGATTCGGCCAGCGCGGGATCATTGGTCTCGTTGGCGAAGCGGTCGAACATCTTCGAGACGTGATAGACACGGCCGTAAGGGTCGACGGTGATGTGGACCACATGCGAAGTGGGGGTGAATTCGACTTGCTTGGTCATGGCGCTACGCCTCCCATCGCTTGAATGGCATTCACACCACCGCCCACATCGATGCCTGAGAGGTTCTTCCCAGCCTGCGACAGCGCAGCGATTTGCTCTGCCTGCATCTGCTGGGCTTGAGCTTGTTGGCGCTGGGCACGAAGTTCCTGCACGGCTTCCGGACTTCTGATTATCTTAGGATCATTGTTCAGAAGTTCGGAGTATTTGTCAAGTGCATAATCGGTGTCGATGTTGTCCATAATGTCATCCTTCGCGGGGAGGATGGAACCAGCAAGGGAGAGGACACGTTCGATACCGGCGCTGACGGCGGCCTGTTGGGCCTGTTGGAGCATCGAGACGTACTCGACATTGATCATCTGCCCTTGGACTTCCTCCGGCGCGGGAGGAAGGATACCGGCACGAGCAGCAATGCCAAAAACACGATCAAGCACAGGGCCAAGGACCTCATGATCAATGCGTTCAAGCGCAGGGCCCAGCGCAACAAGGGATTCCGACTTTCGCATGTCCCACTCAATAGCAGTGACATTAGACCGTGTTTCATATTGCGATGCCGTCATAAGCACGTCGTTGAAGAAGGTCTTGCCGAGGCGTTGGCGGACTTCGTTCAAGTCCTCAGTGATTTCGTTCACAGGGAACTTGATGTCGTAGATCGAGTCGATGCCCGGCTTGCCTGAGGTGGTGTAACCTTGGACGTAGGTCACGCCGCCCGGCAGCAATGACACGGGCTGGTTCTTGAGTTGCACGTCGGCGACGAGCGGGGGGTTGACCATCTTGTCGATGGCTTGGGCCTTGCGCCGGGTCTCGAGTTGGAGTTGCTTCTGGTCTGGAAGCGCGTCCATCCCCGGACTGCGCCCATATGGATCGTTGGAGACGAGGTCCCAGCGGCCGGTGATGTTGGGGCGCTCGTAGTAGCCCTTGCGACGAAGGAAGCCCTTGGGGCTGGGGCCACCGCCTTGCGGGGATGCAGAGCCACCCCACTCCCAATAGAGTTCGCGATAGGCAAAGCGGGTGGAGAAGCCGAAGTCGGCGGCCTTGCCATCGTCGTTGGGTTCGATCGAATGGGCGACGATTAGTTCACGGGTGAGGCCTGCGCCAGTGGGGTCGGTGTACAGGCGCTGCACGGCTTCACTGCAATTCTCGAGCCCGAACTCGTCCACGACCGCAGCGACGGTCATGGTGAATTCGCGATAGAACACCGTTGGGCGGTACTTGCCGTCGATGTCGATGTAGTACTCCCCGGCGCATGGGTTGTAGCAAACGATGACGTTCTCGAAGTCTTCGTACACCAGCAAGCTGGCGGTGCCGAAGATGACGAGATCGTAGTAGAACTGTGCGATGCAGTTGTAAAAGTTCGACTCAGCAAAGATCAGGTAAAGAATTCTCTCGCACTCTGCAAGCCATAAACTTGTGGGGGAGGTCGTAGTGCTGTCCACAATGCCCACACGTAGCTTGAACCAAGGGCGAGTGGGTGACGACTTTCCGCTCACTAATCCAGATGCCAAATTCCGAGCACATATGACCCCAGTAGAGTCGAGGATGTGGTTGTTGATCGGACTCCCGCGCGCCATCATGTTCGGGGTGATTACCCATCGGTATCTCCTTGGGAGGAAGTAGTCGGCTAGTTCACGCCAGTGGGTCCACCACGAGTAGCGATTGGCACGGAGACCCAAGAGGCGGCCCTGCGAGTATTTGAGCGCGGCTTCATCGACGGAATTCGACGAGCGATCGCGAACGGGGTAGAGGGCCTCGGCGCTGAGCATTTGGTTCACGCGGCGTCTCCTTCAGGCTCGGCACCGACCGATCCGACCGATGGCACTGTACTCTCAGCCCCACGTTCAATGAGCCTTCCCTGCGCATCCATCTGCGCTGCGGCCATAAGCAGCCACGGGGCCTCGACCTTCGGGAGTGCCGGTGCGCCTGAGGGTTTGCTGAAGGGGACTACGGGCATCACATTCCGCCGATCAGGGTTTTGCCCCATGGGGTGCTGGGGCCGCTACCGCCACTAGATGTGCCTGCACTGCCGATGAATGTGGACGGAGTGGTCGGGCGCCCCGGCTTTGCAGGTCCGGGCGCTGCGGTCGGGGCAGTGGTGGCGGGGGTTGTGGCTGCGGGAGTGGCTGGGGTGTCACCATCGGGTTTGACGCCACCTGCGCCAGCATCGGGCTTGCCCTTGCCGAGGAGTTGTCCTAGTCCACCGCCACCGACGAGACTGAGTAGGCCCATAGGGTCCATTAGGATGCCATCCTTTCAGCCGAGTAGGGGTCGTATTCATGCTCGGCTTGGTTTGGGTTTTGCATGTGGGCGAACTCGCCGCCAGCGTGGGGATTACGGGCCAAGGGACCGCCAAAGGTTAGGGCGAGGGCGTCGAGGGTATCGAGATCGAGGTCGGGGTTCTCATCGAGCAGGTCCTCTTTGGAAGTGAGGATGATCTCGTCGCCCTGTTTGGTTTCACGGTAGGTGTACTTGATCGCCAGCATCGCGGTGCGGAGTTCGGGCGACTGTGGCAGCATTCCGGTCTTGAGCCACGCGCGCAGAGCACCATACATCGCGGCGCGCATGTTGGCATAGCGTTCGCCGGAGTTGTCATTGGCGATGCCGGTGATGGAGTCCTTGGCACCGAATTGGACTTCCCACACGAAGAGTTGTTGGTGTCGGCATTGATCGACGACGCCGCCACCGACACCACCACCATCGATAAAGATACCATCGGGGCGCCATTGGGTGAAGGCATCGAAGACCCGTTGGGCGAGTTCGGTGGTGCTCAGCCCAGAGTACAACTTTCGTTCGATCGTTCGGGCATCACGACCCTTGCGGGGGAATAGAACCGAATTGTTTCGCCCGAAACGCGCGACATCGACCCCAAGTGCCAGTGGGGTGAACGCATCAACGAATACTTCTCGATCTGGTGACATGGCCGCGTCAATCTCTGCGGCAGAGAAGAATTCCATTTCGCCACGGCGGGGGAACTGGCCAAGGACACGAACACGGAACCAATCAGTGTCAGCGCCGTAGATAGATTCCCAACGCGCGATGCGGGCTTTGTTGGTGATCTCGACGGTGCGGCTATCAAGCTGCCGCGACTTCCACATCGACGCATGTTTGCCCTCCCCGAAGCATTCACGGAAGCGGCCGGAGTTGCGGGTGGGGTTGCCGAAGACTAGCCAGATGATTTGGGTGTCACTGTCGGTGGTGGCACCTTCAATGGTTTCCCATATGATGTCGGCGATGGCCGAGGCCTCGTCGAAGATGATCAGCAGGCGCTTGCCCTTGTTGTGCATGCCTGCGAAGGCTTCTGGGTTGGTCTCGGACCACGCGATCATATCGATACGCCACGTGCGCTCGCGAGTAGGGTCCTTGGAGACAAGGGAGGTGGCGTTTAGGGTGAAGTGGTCCCGCGCGAAGAAGCAGAGGTTGAACCAACGACCGAGTTCGGCCCATGTCTTAGTCTTAAGCTGTGTCTCTGTATTCGCTGTAACGACGCCTCGACAATCAGGGAATGTGGTAAATGCCCATAGTATGAGCATGGAAACGAGAGCAGACTTACCCACTCCGTGGCCAGAGGCGGTAGCGAGTTGGATGGGTTGACCTTCCTCTCCGGTATCGTCAGGGTAATCGTTTGCACGTTGAATCGCCTCCTCAATGGACAGCAGACCCTGTCGGACTTCCTCCATGATCTCACGCTGCCACGCCAGCGGACCATCGTACTTGGCGAGGATGGTACCGGGTTCGCCCCAAGGGAATGCACCAAGGGCAAAGGCTAGGGGATCGTTGGAGACCTCAGCGAGCCAAGCGAGCAGGTCCTCGGTCATGGCATTGGCGCCATCAGAGCGCAGAGAGGGGGCAACGAGATCAAGCCCATCGGGTGTCCGACTAGCACTCGACAGGCGATCTAACATGCTGCCCCCTCCCTACCCTAGAACCGCCGCGCAATTGGCGGTGAAGGGATGTGTCGATTGGGCGGCCCCGGCCGGGCGACAGTGGGGCTGTGTGCAGCCGGGGCCGATTGGGGAGCTAGGGAAGTCCCCCCAACAACGCGGGCACTCTCGACGCCTGAGGCGCGCTTGCGTGCCGATTCGAGTTGCGCAGCGAAGTCGACGTTGACGTTGACGTTCTTGCGCTCCTTGCCATAGCCAATGCGATCGAAGCCGAGTTCGGAGATGCCGAGGAGTTCACGGGTGGGGAGGGTCTCCCCTTTCTCCTCGGCCTCTTCGAGCTTCTGTGCGATCTGGGCCTGCGCCTTGATCGCGTTGGTGCGCATGAACTCGATCACCGGGTCGATCGAATTGATGTACTCGGCGGTGACCACGGCACGGTAGTGCGCGACAAGTTCGATGAACGCCGGGTCTTGGCGCAGGACAGTGACGCGGTTGTAGCTGATGCCACAGGTCTCTGCGATCACGGCATTGCTGAGGCCAGCGGCTGCTGCACGCGCGATACGGTGATGGGAATCGCGCAGGGACTGAAGTGCCTTCGGGGGCCGAGGCGTAGCGAGCACAGAGAGATCGGCACGCGACAGCACACGGATGTCAGAGACTTCCGGCTGCTGGCGATAGACTCGTGCACGCGGCAGGGCCACGATTAGAACCTCCGAAGGATAGGCGGCGACGCCGGGCGCGGGTTGAACGGCACGGTGATGTCGCCGATGGTGATGGTGAACTCGGTTGCGACGGGCGTGGGAGCCTTTAGCTTGACGTTGTACTTCGGCTTGTAGAGGTCGATCAGTGCGCGCTCGAGTCGGTCGAGGTCTTCGACCTTGCATGAGAGGACATGGACTTCGTCGAAGAGGATGCCCTTGATGGGCAACCACCCCGGTGTGCGCTTGCGGCCCCACAGGGACTTGTGCGAGTACACACGCGAGAGGGGTTGCTTGGACTGGCCGATGTACACCACAACGCCTTCGCGCAGCAGTGCATAGACCCCGGGCCGCAACATCGCAGTTGCATCTGTGAATCCTTCCAGCACAGACTTACATCCTTCTTGCTATAGGCGGTTGCTTATTGGGTGAGATTATGGTTGCCAATAATTGATCAAACGAAATATCTAAATTGGTTTTGTTGTATCGAATATTGTATTTTGGCGTATGATGTTCAATTAATGCCCTCTCAACACTATGTAAGTCGACAGTGGGACAAGGCAAAATCCACACTGAATCAAATTTCATCTTGTACCCGCGTACCACTTTGGCTTTCTTGAACGGGGTGGGAATGGCCTTAAGGGGCCCAACCGCGTGCTGACCCAGACGCACACAGGGCATATTAGATTTGCCTATGTAAACAATTTGCCCTTCGTACACAAGCGCATAAATTGCAGGCTGCAAAACCTGCGTGATGTCAACAAAGCCGTCGGGTTTCACACCAGTCTCCCAATTTACACAACCATTGAACCACAACCATAGCAAGTTGTCAAGCCCCCTGCGCAGAGCGTTTTGATACGTATGTTTCAAATTTCGCACGCGATATGACAGGGCTATCTGGCCAATGCGCGGGGACAAAATTTTGGGCCGCCCCGGGGTCATCACCCGGGGCGGCCCAGATTGTGCGGTGCGATAGCTGCGGTGCAGCAAGGGCGCAGCCTAGTCCTTGCGAGCAAGCAGCTTGGCGTTGGCGGTGATGAAGGCGTTGATCTCCTTCACCGTCTCGGGGGCAAGCAGCCGTTCCCACTGCGAGGCGTAGAGCGTGGTCGGGAAGCGACCGAGACCATAGACGGACAGTCCGCCCTTCTCGGTGACCTTAAGCGTCAGCTTGCGTGCGGGTTGCGCTGCCATCTGGGCAACGAGGGCGCGCAGTTCATCGGCAGACATCTTGCTGAGTGCTTCCATGTTGATGGCCATGTGAGTGCTCCTATGGGGTCGGGATCAAGGCCGGACCATCCGGCCGCCGACAACGCCACAATCGCACCGATCGCCCCGCAACACAAGCGCCGTTTTCGCATGGCGGCCATGCGCTCGGTGCATGACTCGATGGCACGCCGCTTGCACTCGCACGCGCTATGCTGCAACGCAGCCATTGCAGTGCAACATAGCTGGCGCGATCGAGCCCTCCCGGCTTGCCCTGTCTAATTGGCCTCTCATGATCCTCTCATAGCCTAGCTGTGCATAGGGCCACCCGTGTATG